ATGGCGTATGAGGTGCGTGGTCAGCCGCGGGACGTCATGTTCCATAGCGACCAGGGAAGTCAGTATACAGGACTGAAATATCAACAGCTTCTCTGGCGTTACAGGATAAAGCAAAGTGTCAGCCGACGGGGAAACTGCTGGGATAACAGTCCTATGGAACGCTTCTTCCGCAGTCTGAAAACAGAATGGGTGCCGACGGATGGTTACGTAGGCAAGGACGAGGCCCGGCAACAAATTAGCGGTTATATCCTGAATTATTACAATAGCGTCAGGCCTCACCATTACAACGGTGGGTTGACGCCGGAAGAATCAGAGAACAGATACCGTTTTTACTGTAAAACCGTGGCCAATATTACTTGACCACTACAGTTCTCTGTTATCGAATCGTAATGTTATATCCCGCATTATACGTATTCCTTAAGCTGCGTATCTGACAATGCTCTGTTCCAGAAACGGAGGTTTTTTATATGACCATTAAGGTGTCGTAATCCTGTCGTCGTTTGTCCCCCGATACGAATCACAGCAGCTTCACGAATATATTTCCATACTGTTTTTGTTTCTGTGCTTATATGCTTATTTGCAAATGAGCATGTCATGCCGTCAGCCTTAACCCTGAATCCCATAACAAGCTCTCTTACTCCGCATGACTCATATACACGTCGGTTAGCCCCGCCTATATCGCAATACGAATAACCGTCCTGACTAATAGTTCCAGAAGAACCAAACCCCATAATAAATGGGCCTCCGGACTGGTGATTTTCTGAATCAATGACACGCGGTGCAGCATTATGAGAAATAAACCAGTTTTTATGGACCTCCACCATGAACGTAAAAGGCATGGTATACATATTTTTCATCAGCGGAAATTTACATAAATCTGATGCACGAGTCGCTGGCTCTGTTGTCGTTATGATGAAGGAAGTTGCACAAGCACCATACTCGAATTGCGGGGTGGTTACTTCTATCCAGTCACCTGTTGCAAAAGACCCCACAGCTCTGTCGGCTGCAATTTGCAGCTGCGTACCAACCATTCCCCATTCTGGCAGACATTTCAGTGTTGCCTGAAAATATATCCATCCACTTCCAGGGTCGATTTCAAAGTTTGCTGTTAATAGCTGGGCATTACCACCCGTAATTTGTAGTTCATGAGTCTGTAATGACAAATAGGCGTCACAAAGGAAAGTGTATCCTTCCGAGTTATACCGTTCAAAACGGATACGTGCGCGAACATTGAGATCACTTCTTACCCTGAACGACGCGGTAACATACGGACCTTTACTGTACTGATCATCGCCAGTCACATCTATGCCTTTATTACCAGCAACTGTGCATATATTTCTCCCTGTTGTCGTTCCTGCTATCTCGCTTCCTACCGTGAAACGTCCATATTTAAACTCAAATTCATCTGTTGATGATGTTACAGATATACCACCGCTTTTATTCCACGCATCAGGATTAAAACTATTTACGAACATGTTTGTTCGCTGATTCTCTATCAGCAAACCATATTTTTCAAAGCGAGGAACGTTATTAGCTGCTACGGTAATATGCCCGGACTTATCAATATACGTTGCTGATGAAGCGCGGCTAAATTGGCATATGCCATTAACAGGCATTGTTATTTCATCACTGCCGATGGTTATTGTTTTATAGCCCGGCGCATACCCTGTTATCGCTTCCAGAGAATCATTCAAGGGTAGCCAGATATCAGGAAGCGGAGGGACAGAAGCAGGATCAGCGGCATCTTCTGCAATCCGGGCTGCATTCTCTGCTCTTGTTGCGGCTGACGTTGCTTCTGTCTCGCTAGCTGCTGCTTTTGTTTCACTCGTCTTTGCGTTAGTTTCACTGGTTTTTGCAGCTTTTTGGCTATTAGCTGCCGCTGTTGCAGAATCAGCTGCGGCACTCTCGCTTTGGGCTGCTGCATCCTGACTGTTTTTCGCCGCAGTTTCGCTGGCTTTGGCATTCGTTTCGCTGGTCTTCGCTGCCGTCTGGCTGGACTTTGCGTTAGTTTCACTCGTCTTTGCAGCTTTCTGGCTGTTAGCCGCAGCAGTTGCTGAGCCAGCAGCTGAAGTCGCAGAACCGGCTGCCGCGCTCTCGCTTTGGGCTGCTGCAGCCTGGCTGTTTTTTGCCGCAGTTTCACTGGCTTTAGCATTCGTTTCGCTGGTTTTCGCTGCCGTCTGGCTGGACTTTGCGTTGGTTTCACTCGTCTTTGCTGCTGTCTCGCTGTTTTTCGCGTTGGTTTCTGATTTTTTGGCTGCTGTCGCGGAGTTTGCCGATGCAGTCTGTGAGGCCGCTGCCGCCTGTGCGCTGTTAGCTGCATTCGTTTCTGAGGTTTTCGCCGCGTTCTTCGATGATGCCGCTGCAGTTTCGGATTTCTTTGCCGCCGTTGCGCTCTGAGAGGCGGCTTCGGCGTTGCGTGCCGCTTCTTCCACCATTTCCTCAAAACGACGCAATGCCTCCGGCATGACATCATCTTCCGTCATGGCACCGAGAAAATCATTCAGCGAACCTGGTCTGGAACCTTCATAGACGGTAATGGTCCCGGCATGTGAAGGCGGAAAACCTTCAACCAGCAGGGTGACGCTGTACTGGCCATACTCAACATCCATGCTGTAACGCCCGGCTTCATCCGGATTTTCAGAGGCTACCGTGTTCACCAGTACCGTGGTGCTGTTACGCTTTGCCTTCAGTTGAATAGTGCAGTTCTGTATTGGTTTTCCCGCACCATCTTTCAGCACACCTGAGATTTTTACTGCTGCCATATCCACTCCACAAAAAAGCCCGCCTGAACCGGCGGGCTGTCATAACACTGTGTTACCTGGCTAATCAGAATTTATAACCGACACCCACGATGAAACCGTCAGCGCGCCAGTCGCCACTGCCGGAACCTTCATAAGCAAGGTCAATGGCCACGGATTCGGTCGGGTTAAACTGCACGCCAGCCCCCCATGCCAGAGACGTGTCGCTGTGGCGACCGTCATCACTTCCGGTCAGCACATCGTGCGTTTTCCCCTTGTTGTCAGTTACGCGGAGATAATCCCCGGAGAACGTCGAAACACGGCTGTAAGCCACACCCGCCATCGCATAAGCACTGAACCATTCATTCACGCGTACAGACGGCCCCGCCATCACGCTGAACCAGCGGTTACGCACTGAATCTTCATGCCAGCGGGTATCGCTGTAACGGGTAATCTGGCGATTCTTGTCTCCTGCATAGCTGAATGACGTCACCAGCCCCAGCGTGTCCGTAAATTCATAACGGTATTTCACGTTAATACCCTTCAGGTCATCGTTGCCGGGCATATCAGTATGGGACTGAAGATACCCGCCGCTTAGTGTGGACTGATGCTCTGCTGCACTCGCTGGCGTACCAGCGGCGACCAGCCAGACTACTGCAGACAGAATAACAGCACATAATTTACGCATAATTACCTCTCGCTTTTCTGCAATAAAAAAGGCGCCATTTCTGGCGCCCGTATTTGGGTTATAAAATTCAACTGATACTGATACCGGCTGTTGATTTCTTCATCACGACAACAAGAAGGTCGCTGATACTGGTCGTTGGCGTCCAGTTATTAGCACCATATGAAGAAACATTGAAAGTCAGGGTGACATGACCGTGTCCGGCAGGCATATCAATGACGGATGAAAATACCCTGCTGACATCCGTCGCGGGTTGCTGAAAGATTTCCTGTCCGTTCTTCAGCACCTGCAGCTTACAGGTTGAATACCAGTATGACTGTTGGTTGTTGCTGTTGAAGTTTTCATGCTTACCACCGCGAAACAGAACGGGTGGGATTACTATCTGACGGTCAAAAGCCTGGTCATCGTACACCGTGACCGTTATTGTACCGCTGGCATAACTGCTATTTCTCGGAAAGGCTTTTCCCACCGTTTTGACAATATCACCTTCAATCTGGTTGGCAGACAGTTTTCCCAGAATCTGACAGTTCTGGTTAATCGTGACATTATTGAGCGTTCCGGAGTTCGCATTCACGTTACCGCTGATATCGGCATTTTTCGCCGTCAGCCGCCCGTCCGGTGTCAGGGAAAATACCGGCGGATTGCCGCCGCTGGTAATGGTTGGCGCCGTCAGATACTTCAGGAACACTTCGTTCATGAATATCTGGTTGCCCTGCGCCACAAACATCGGCGTTTCATTCCCGTTTGCCGGGTCAATAAACGCGATACGGTTAGCGGCAACCAGGAACTGGCTCAGTTTGCCTTCCTCCGTATCCTCCATGCTGAGGCCAAGCCCCGCGACATAATGCCTGCCGTCTTCGGTCTGCTCAATTTTGACGCCCCACATGGCATTCCATTTATCGTTGGCGTCTTTCCACTCTTTGGAAAACTGATCCAGTCTGCTGGCGTTATCCTCCGTCAGGTCGACTTTTTTCCAGCAGCTCCTTGCCGAGATGGGATTCGATTATCTGGCCTTTGAAAAAATCCAGGTAACCTTCCGCATCATCGCTCGCCCGACCGACAGCCTCCACGAATGCCGATTTGCCAACAGTATTCACACTGCGGATATAAAAATAATAATCATGGCCCGGCTTGATATTGATACTGGCAGCTATCCAGTACAGCGCCGTACCAAGATAACGCGCGCTGGTTTCAACCTGCCTGATATCCGCAATCCGCTTTTCCGAGAACCAGAACTCAAACTGTACCGTCGGATCATAAACCGCAAGATGCGGCGTTGCGGTTATCTGAAAATAGCCCGGCGTCAGCTCAATCCGCGACGGTGCTGCAGGCGCGGCAATCCGGAACGATACCGATGCCGGATCGCCCTGCTGTCCCCAGGCATTTGCCGCCCGGACTGTCAGCCTGTAGTTTCCCAGCGCCAGTTGCGTGAAGCGGTATGTGGTTTCCGTCGTCCGGGCCGTGCTTACCAGCCGCTCACTGCCGTCATCCGCTGCCACGGTCAGACGAAGCATAAAGCTCACCCCCTTCACCACCTTCGGCGTATCCCAGCGCGCCAGCACCTGGTATTCCCCGCTGTCTGCGGTGACTTCTGCAGTCAGATGCTGCACTGCTGGCGGTGTGACACCATTCACCGTGCCGCTCTGGTCACCGTCAAAGTGCGCCCCGTTATCCACGATGGCTTCTTTCTCCGGTACATGCTGCACGGCAGTGATGGCATACGTACCGTCATCGTTCTCACGGATACTCACACAGCGGAACAGGCGCTGGCGCAGCGTCGGCAGCTTCAGCCCCCACACGCTGTACTCGGCAACGCCGTCAGGAACCCGGCTCACTTTCACCTTCACGCCGTCGGTGACGGACTGGACCTCCACGCTCACCGGATTGCCACTTCCGTCAACCAGGCTTATCAGCGTGGTACCGGAGGATGGCAGCGTGATTTCACGGTCGAGCGTCAGTGTCCGCGTCTGGCTGTTCACCGCCAGCACGCGCCCGCCGATGCTGATACCCGCATAGTCATCATCGCAGATTTCAATGACATCGCCCGGTACATGGCGAAGCCCTTCTGCGCCCACGCTGAAGTCCACGGTCTGCGTTTCCAGCAGCTCCGTTTTAATCAGCCACAGCCCGGCGCGGTGTGCCTGCCCCCGGCTGGTACAGCCAAAAGCATCCATCTTCGTGACGTTACGACCGTAACGGAGAATGGCCTGCGTGTCCTCCACAAGCTCTGTCGCCGTCTCCCAGCCGTTATTCGGGTCAATCCAGTTCACCTCAACGGCATTATGGCGGTCCTTCAGGGCGCTGAAGCTGTAGCGGAACGGCGCGCCATCATCCGGCATCACCACATTACTGCGGTTATAGGTCCACACCTTATCCGACGGTCGGTCCTGCACGAACGTCAGCGTCTGTCCGTTCCATACCGGCATACAGCGCATCGCCGAGCAGAAATCGCTGAGCACATCCCACGCCTTACGCTGTGTGGTCAGGTAAGCATTACAGGTGATGCGCGGTTCTGTGCCGCCAAAACCGTCTGGCACCGACTGGTCGCAATACTGGCCGATGACATACAGCGCCCATTTGTCCACATCCGCCGCACCAAGACGTTTCCCCATGCCGTAGCGCGGGTGGGTCAGCATATCCCACAGACACCAGGCCATGTTGTTGCTGTATGCTGGCTTAAACGTTCCGTCCCAGATACCGCTGTATTGCCGCGTCTGCGGGTTATAGTTCGACGGCACCTGCAGAATGCGCCCGCGAAGATGATAATTACGGCTCACCTGCTGGCTGCCGAACTGTTCCGAGTCCACCTGCACGCCGACCAGTGCCGTGTTCGGGTAGCACTGTTTCACATCGATGATTTCGGTGTATGACGACCAGAGCGTTTTGTTCTGCAGCTGGTCTGTGGTGCTGTCCGGCGTCATCCTGCGCATCCGGATATTAAACGGGCGCGGCGGCAGGTTACCCACCACCACCGAGGCCAGATACTGCGAGGTGGTTTTGCCCTTAATGGTGATGTCTTTTTCCGTCACCCAGCCACCGTTACGCTGTATCTGAACCAGCAGGCGGACTTCCGACGGATTCCGGTCCCCCTTTGAAGTGGTTTCCACCAGAGCCTGCACACCGAAGGTAAAGCGCAGACGGTCGATGTTTGCAGACGTGATGGTCCGGGTGATCGGCGTGTCATATTTCACTTCCGTACCCAGCACCGTCTCGGATCCGGAGGATTCAAAACCCTCCGGCGGTGTCTGCTCCTGCTCACCTGCCCGGAACACCACCGTGACACCGGCGATGTTGGTATTCCCCTCACTGTCCAGCACCGGTGTACTGTTCAGCAGCACGCTTTTTAATCCATCCACCGGACCTTCTATCGGCCCTTCGCTGATGGCATCGATCACACTCAGTAACTGCGTGGATTTCAGGTTGTCCTTCGCTTCGCGCGGGGTATGCCCCTTACTGCTGCCTTTACCCATTCGTCATGCTCCATAAACGACAAAACCGCCCGCAGGCGGTTTCACATAAAACATTTTGCATCAGCGACCAATCACCACAACCTGACCACCATCCCCTTCGTCTGCCGTGCTGATCTCCTGAGAAACCACCCGCGACCCCACACGCATTTCACCGTACAGAACAGGCAGAACATTGCCCTGGGCAACCATGTTATCCAGTGAGGAGAAATAGGTGTTCTGCTTACCGTTATCCGTTGTCTGTGTACGGGGAGTTCTGGCTTTCGGTGCCAGCATCTGAGCCACACCGCCCAGGATCATACTGGCCCCTGCCGCATACATGCCCGATACAGCCGCGGCACCCAGCCAGCCCACAGGGTTCCACCATGCCACCGCAATCAGCGCCGCACCCAGCACTGCCTGAAAAACACCGCCACTTTTAGCTCCCGCCAGACGCGGCACAATGTGGATCACGGCACCATTTGCCAGCGGTTCATTAAGACGGGCAGATAATTCGGTTTCGCCTGCATCACGCCCGGCAATGCGCACCTGATACCAGCCCTCATTCAGTTTCTGGCGAAACGACGGAAGCTGCGTGGCCAGCGCCCGGATGGCTTCGGCCCCCGTTTTCACACGAAGGTCGATGCGGCGGCCAAATCGTTGTAAATCCCCGTAAAGGCAGATGCGTGCCATGCCCGGTGACGCCAGAGGGAGTGTGTGCGTCGCTGCCATTTGTCGGTGTACCTCTCTCGTTTGCTCAGTTGTTCAGGAATATGGTGCAGCAGCTCGCCGTCACCACAGTAAATGGCGGCATGATTCGGCACCGATGAACCAAAACAGCACAGCAGCACATCGCCCGGTTGTGCTGATGACAACGGCACCTGATACAGCCCTGTGGCCTCCAGATTATCCAGATAGAGATTCTGACCGTTACGCCACCAGTCATCCTCGCGATGAAAATCCGGCATCTCAATCCCCGCCAGATGATAAGCATCCCGGAACAGCGTGTAACAGTCCGTCACCCCGTGCTCAAAGCGCCGCCCGGTGAGATGCGGCACACAGCGGAACTTATGAATCGCCCCCCGGCAGACCAGCCACCACGGCAAATCACTCTGCACCTGCAGCCGCCGGTCGGCCTCACTCAGCCAGGGCAGACCACCGGGGTGGCTGTGGACCAGCGCCACAATCTCACCCTGCATTTCTGCCCGCAGCCAGTCCTCCGGCGACATCCGGAAATACTCCTCCGGCTCACCGGAGATATTCACGCAGGGGAAATATTTTTCCCCCTCCGGCGTTCTCACCACGAAGCCGCACGACTCCGCTGGCGCACATCGTCGGGCGTGCGCCAGAATCGCTGATTCTGTCTCTGTCATGGGATTTACTGCGAAAGTTTGTTAATGGAAAGGAAGCCGCCAAAATTGCCGACATTATTGCGAAACTTACAGCCACTCAGGCATTTGCTGCATTTATCCTTCGTGATATCGGACGTCGGCTGGTCATATTCATCCGCGACCGCCGGACCGTTATAACCGCACTCATCACCGCGATAGGTCCAGGTGCAGGTATTAGCCAGCATGATGCGCCCCGGAAAAACGGCACCATCCGTTTCAGTCGGCGTGGACAGTACAAAGGAGGCACTGACCGCGCTCAGTTCGCTGCACTGCTCGATGCGCCAGCGGCTAATCACCTCCTGCTCCGGATCGGCGTCGCTGTTTCCGTTGACGAAGTTCACCGCATCCAGAAAACGGGCATAAACCTTACGCCTGACCACCGTTCCGCCGACCAGACTCTGCAGATCTTCCGCCATCCCGGTGACCATGCCGTACAGGTTAGAGACTGCCAGCGTGGGGCGCGTACTGGTGCCTTTGCCATTCAGTTCGAAACCACTCCCCTGAATGGGATACGCCTGATACTGTCGCCCCTGCCAGGTGACCGGCTCACCTTTTTCGTTCAGCTCATTACAGAAAAAATAAACGTTCTCCACCAACCTCTGTCAGATCGATTTCCCAGAGCACCACGCTGGCAGACTGCTCCGCACGGGTGCATTCATTCAGTGTTTCCTGTCGGATATCCTGCATCAGTTCACCACCTGTTCAAACTCTGCGCTGAACTCAACACGCAGCATACTGACCCGCGACGACCATTTTGCGCAGGTCACCTTTATCTGCCGCCAGTCATAAGGCGGCGTCCACAGAAAGGCCTTCCAGCCCCCGTGCTCAGCCAGAAACGACTCCAGCGCCGCGGCCTCCCAACGGGGAACAGAAAGCGTCACGCTGTACGTTTTCAGGTCGGCATTCAGCCCGGCAGGCGCTCGCTGGGAATAGCCATCACCAAAGCGCACCTTCCTGACGGAAGGGGCCGAAGCCACATCCATACCGGGTTTCACTTTCCAGCGGAAGGTTTTCATCGTCCACCTCCGGAGAACAGGCCACCATCACGCATCTGTGTCTGAATTTCATCACGGGCACCCTTGCGGGCCATGTCATACACCGCCTTCAGAGCAGCCGGACCTATCTGCCCGTTCGTGCCGTCGTTGTTAATCACCACATGGTTATTCTGCTCAAACTTCCCGGACGCCTGCGACCGACTGTCCGCCATGCTGCCCGGTGTACCGACATAGCCGCCGGTGGCATAGCCGCGCATCAGCCGGTAAAGATTCCCCACGCCAATCCGGCTGGTTGCCTCCTTCGTGAAGACAAATTCACCACGGTGAACAATCCCCGCTGGCTCATATTTGCCGCCGGTTCCCGTAAATCCTCCGGTCGCAAAATGGAGTTTCGCCGCAGCTGCCTGAATGGCTGCACCACCTGACGCTGATGAGCCGCCACCGGTAGCACCTCCAATGGCGCTGCCGATACTCCCGACAATCCCCACCATTGCCTGCTTAAGCAGAATTTCTGTCATCATGGACAGCACGGAACGGGTGAAGCTGCGCCAGTTCTGTTCACTGCCGGTCAGCATCGCCGCCATATTCTGTGCAATACCATCAAAGGTCTGTGTGGCTGCACTTTTAACCTGCGACATACTGTCCGTGGCGCTCTCTTCCCACTCACTCCAGCCTGACTTGAGGCCTGCCATCCAGCTCCCGCGAAGCTGGTCTTCAGCCGCCCAGGTCTTTTTCTGCTCTGACATGACGCTATTCAGCGCCAGCGGATTATCGCCATACTGTTCCTTCAGGCGCTGTTCCGTGGCGTCCCGCGCTGCCTGCCGGTCAGTCAGCCCCCGGTTTTTCGCCTCAATGGCTGCCCGTTTTGCCCGTTGTTGCTGTGCGAATTTATCCGCCTGCTGCGCCAGCGCGTTCAGGTGCTCCTGATACGTGACCTTATCGCCAAGTGCAGCCAGCTGGCGTTTGTACTCCAGCGTCTCATCTTTATGCGCCAGCAGGGATTTCTCCTGTGCGGACAGCTGGCGACGTTGTGCCGCCTCCTCCAGTACCGCGAACTGACTTTCTGCCTTCCACAAATCCCGGCGCTGCTGGCTGATTTTCTCATTCGCTCCGGCATGCTTCTCCAGCGTCCGGAGTTCTGCCTGAAGCGTCAGCAGGGCGGCATGAGCACTGTCTTCCTGACGATCGCCCGCAGACACCTTCACGCCGGACTGTTTCGGCTTTTTCAGCGTCGCTTCATAATCCTTTTTCGCCGCCGCCATCAGCGTGTTGTAATCTGCCTGCAGGATTTTCCCGTCTTTCAGTGCCTTGTTCAGTTCTTCCTGACGGGCGGTATATTTCTCCAGCGGCGTCTGCAGCCGTTCGTAAGCCTTCTGCGCCTCTTCGGTATATTTCAGCCGTGACGCTTCGGTATCGCTCTGCTGCTGCGCATTTTTGTCCTGTTGACTCTGCTGTTCAGCCTTCTTTCGGGCGGCTTCAAGCGCAAGACGGGCCTTTTCACGATCATCCCAGTAACGCGCCCGCGCTTCATCGTTAACAAAATAATCATCCTTGCGCAGATTCCAGATGTCGTCCGCTTTCTTAAACGCAGCCTCTGCCTTAATCAGCATCTCCTGAGCGGTATCAGGACGACCAATATCCAGCACCGCATCCCACATGGATTTGAATGCCCGTGCTGTCCTGTCTGCCCAGGTCTCCAGCGTGCCCATGTTCTCTTTCAGGCGGCGGGTCTGGTCATCAAACCCTTTCGTTGCGGCCTCGTTCGCCGCCTGCAATGCCCCGGCCTCATCGCCGGAACGCTGCAACTGAGCAACATACGCAATCTGCTCCGCCGTCACGTTATGGAACTGGCGCGCCATCGCTGTCAGCCCTGACGTCGGGTCTGTGGTCAGCTTCCCGAAGGCTTCAGCGACCTTGTCCACCTCCACGCCGGATGCAGAGGAGAAACGCGCCACACTCTGGCTGATGGACGCAATCTGAGCCTCACCGCTTACCCCCGCCTTAACCAGTGCGCTGAGTGACTCGCTGGTCTGGTTAAACGTCAGCCCTGCCGCCTGCCCGGCTCTGGACAGGACCAGCATACGATCTGCCGTCAGACCTGACTGATGACCGGAAAGGACCAGCGTTTTGTTGAAATCGGACAGGGTTGAGTTACCCTGATACCAGGCATACGCCAGCGCACCGGTCGCCACCGCCAGCGAGGTGGCCCCGACCATCGGCAGGGTGATCGCACCGGCAAGCCCCCGGAACATGGGGATCATCCCGCCGAAGGAGTCCTTAACCTGACCACCCTGTTGCAGCAGGATCAGCCACGGGCTTTGCCCGCCTGCAAGCTGCGTGGCCACGTCGGTGAACTGTGCAGGCAGCATACGCATGGCGGCTTTATACTGCCCGACGGAAATCCCCGCTTTCTGTGCAGCCAGCGCCTGCCGGCTCAGCGACTGTTCAACGACTGCCGCTGTTTTTTTCGCATCAGTTTCCGTACCGGAAAAATGACGCCTGACTCTGGCCATCTGCTCGTCAAATCTGGTCGCATCCAGACTTAAATCAACGACCAGATCGCCTACCGGTTCAGCCATACCGGACTCCTCCTGCGATCCCTTCTGATACTGTCATCAGCATTACGTCATCCTCCGTCATGTCCGCCACATCCGGGGAAGCGGGGATAACTTCATTCCCGTCCGGGCCAAAACGAACGCCTCCGGCAAGCCCTGCCGCTTTCTGCATCAGCACATCATCTTCAGGCTCTTCGTCAGCCTCGCGCCGGTTCAGCAGACTGAAATCCAGCGGATGCATCTCCGGATCGCTGAAAAACAGGCTGAGCACGGTGTACGTCAGCCCGGAAAAGTGCATATCCAGCAGAACATCATGAAAATAATGGGTACTGTAAAAGCGGTGCCAGTCGGCATACTCCGTGGATGACATCCCGGCAAGCATGGCGCGCCAGTCGGGTCGCCCCATCTCACGCGCCAGTTTCAGGGCAAAACTCAGCTCACCGTCGAACACTTTCCCGCAGAAACAGGCTCTGCAGCCCCGGCGTCCTCTGCCTGTTCAGGGGCATTATTCACCACAAACTCAGACATTCCGGACAGACGTAACACCACGTTTTCAGCCTGAGCAATTGCCTCCGTGGGCCAGGTGGTAAGCACTTCCTGCTCAATCTGCGTAATGGCTTCATTCATGGACGGCAGCTTTGTCTTCTGCGGATGGTTATGCCACAGAGACATCGCCACCAGAAACGCCCCGCCTCTGATAAGATCCTCTACAGACACCTGCAGGTTGCCACTGGATTCAGCCTTTTTTTCCTGCTCTTTCAACCAGGCAAGATGCTCAATACGCTGCAGGGCTGACAGTTCAGAAAGCGTGACGGTCACACCGTTATGTTCAAATGATTCGGTTTTCAGGAACATCGCTGACTCTCCGGATTAACTGGCGGTGACGGTGATTTCTGCAACCGCAGCAAACTCACCATTACCGGATACGACCGGAATGTTGACCTTGCCTGCAGCAACACCTTTCACGGTGATGGTCATACCACTGACCGACACGGTGGCTTTTGTTTTATCCGCAGACACCGCACGGAAGCTCTTGTCGGTTGCGCCCTCCGGCTGGAATGCCACGGTCAGCGTGGTGCTCTGCCCTTTCACTACGGAAGCACTGGCGGGTGTCACCGTCATGCCGGTGGCCGCCGTCACCGTGCTGCGATCTTCTGCCATCGACGGACGTCCCACATTGGTGACCTTCACCGTGCGGGTAATCACTTCCTTCGCCGTCACCGCCTTACCGATACTGCTGACCCAGCCACGGAACACATCGACCGTGCCGTTCGGGAAGCGGATTTTATAGGCACGGGTATCACCTTCATTAAACCACGCCAGCAGCGCCTGCTGCCCCTGCTCTCCGGGCATCCACGCCAGCGTGAAGCTGGTATCTCCGGCAGATTTCTGCCCCTGCCCGGTCGCAGTCCAGTCTGCATCTTCATCATCGAGATAGCTGTCGTCATAGGACTCAGCGGTCAGTTCGCCGGGCGTCAGGTCTTTAACTTTTGCCAGACGCGACCAGTCAACGTCTGAAAGCGGGTTCGCATAAGGGTCACCGCTCCCCTTATAAACCCACAGGGTGGTCCCGGCACCTTTCACCGGCATTGTAGGATTTGGTACAGGCATAGCGTCCTCACATTTCATAGGTAATGACATAAGTCAGATCGGCTGAACTCCACAGGCCCGCATCATCGTCGCGCCGGTAGTCATAGCCACTGGCCACCATACTGGTGATCAAATCTGACAGTGCCGGGATATCGCTCATCACCGGATAAATCCGGGACTCCATCCACGAATCCAGCTCTGAATCCGGCACCTGAGCAGGCAGGAAAACTTCGATATGCAGCTCAGCCTGCCAGGTATCGCTGTCCAGCTCTTCGCCCGTGTATTCAGCGCCGGTGAGATAAACGGCAATTGCCGGAAAATCCGCCTCATCAAAAACAGCGGGGCGACCATCAAAAAGCGTCGCCCCGGTGTCATGCTTCTCCAGTGCATCCAGTACGGCTGCACGGAGTTCAGTATGTTTCATCGCTTTATTACCATTCTCAGTTGATGCTGCAGCGCATAGCCCAGCTCTTTCGGAAGACGTTCACGCCGTATCCGTTCAATATTCTGTTTAAATGCCGTGGTAAGCGGCACCGCCATCGGGATTTTCACCACATCAATGGGGTAACGATTTTTCCCGGCCACACGCTGCATGACATGCCACCGGCCATTTTTCAGTTGCTGAATAAACGCGCCGGGAATACGACGGTTACCCACCACAAGCACGCTGCCGCCACCTTTCAGGGATGAACGCTGCCCCTTTTTACGACGCCTGCGGCGGGACAGGACAACCCGCGCATTACCCAGCTTGATTACGGGCAAATCCCCCCGGTTAACTTTGATTCTGGCCTGCGGATTTTTGACCGTGGCCCTTTTCAGCCTGGCCCTTTCCTTTACCAGTTTCCGGCGTACCTTTGTCTCACGAGCAACCTGTGACGCCGACTGCGATATCGCGGATGAAGCAACGCGGTTAATGGCCATTGCGGCGGCACCAGGCACCGCCGTTTTGCTGATACGGCTGAGGTTTTCAACGGCCTGCTCAAGACCTTTTATGGCCATACATCCCCCTTTCAGCGGCGACGGTTAACGGCAGGCGGCACGCCACGCCCAAGCCAGAGATGACAACTTCCGCCATCATCCGGCGAAACCCGGTCTACCCAGAAGTTTTCCTCACCGATGGTCAGCGTGTCTCCACGCCGCAGCTGCCGCACCTCATCAGTCCGGACAAACAGGGACGGGCTGGAGCCTTCAACGCGCACGCCCTGTCCGGCATAGCTGATATTTTCAGGGTCATCAAAAACACCACGTATTACTGCGCCGGACTGCTCACCGGATGTAATGGTGGCTGACGTTCCCATGTACCCGCGTATCGTTTCATCGGCGTGGGCAATGGCAGCATCGAACAGGTTATCGAAATCAGCCACAGCGCCTCCCGTTATTGCATTCTGGCCAGGCCGCGCTCTGTCATTTGTGCTGCCACACCGGCAGAGACACGGAACGCCGTTCCCGGCAGCACAAATGCCACAGGTTCATCCCGGATGGCGTGAAGTGCATCAGTATGCAGCGTCACCAGTGCCACGACCGTGACCAGAGCGGCCGTATCAATCATGGTATCCGGCTGCGCTGATACCACCTCATTTTCATGCCCGGTCAGCACATTTTCCGGGCTCAGAGGGGTGTCCTGACCGGCAGTGTCATCCGTGTCATCAAGCTCTTCTTCCAGCTCTGCCACACGGAGCGCCAGTTCTTCTTTCGTCCCCGTCAGGCTGACATCACGGTTCAGTTGCTCACCCAGCGACCGGAGACGGGCAATCAGTTCATCTTTCGTCATGGACTCCTCCACAGAGAGAAAATGGCCCCGAAGGGCCACGATTACGCCAGTTGTACGGACACGAACTCATCAGGGTCAGCCAGCAGCATCAGCGGTGCTGACTGAATCATGGTGAACTCACGCGCCGGATCGCCGGTGGTCACCCAGTTTTTCGGGTAACGGGCAGAGGCGTTAATGCCTTCGCGCTGTGCGTCCGCATCCTGAATGCAACCATAGGTGCGCAGACCGCGTGCCTGAGTGTTGCCCAGCACCATCGTGTTGTCCGGCAGGAAGTTCTTTTTGACGCCGTTTTCCACGTACTGTCCGGAATACACGACGATGGCCACATCGCCATACATTCCCTTATAAGACACCGCTTTGCCCAGGTCTTTTACCGCTGTCTCCAGCTCGGAATGAGAGCCGCGACGGGTATCCAGCTTCTCCTTGACGGCCTTGAAGGAACGGAACAGCGCCCAGCCTTTCGGATCAAACACGATGATATTCACCACGCCGCTGGCGTTCAGCGCGTAGGCTTCGATATCGTCGGTCGGGTCATACGTGGACTTGTCACGCTTGCTCCACTCCGTGCCGCCGGACTGCGTGATGTTGTTCGCCGCACTGCGGCCCATATCCACCTCAACCGGATCGAAGGCTTCACCGGTCATGGTGTATTTGCCCTTAAGCACGGCAGAAACTGCCTGCATCTCTTCCACCTGGGCAATGGCCAGCTCTTCGTCACGCATGTTCTGCATGATGATGCGACGGCGACGGTAAGCCGGGTCCGCCAGATTCTGCGGATCTTCATCCGGCAGGCGACGCAGGGTCATCTGCGGATTCACCTCATGCTTGGGTTTGACATATCCCGGCGTAAATTCAGAGGTGGAGCCGCCACGGGAGCGGATAACCTCACCGGAAACAATCGGTGAAACGTACAGCGCCATGTTTACCAGTCCCGGAATTTGTGAGAGATAGACTTTCTCCGTGGTGAAGGGATAGCTCTCACGGAAAAAGAGACGCAGAAACAGCGGATCAAACTTAAATTTCTGCTCATTTGCCGCCAGCAGCTGGGCGGTTGTGTACATCGACATAAAAAAAATCCCGTAAAAAAAAGCCGCACAGGCGGCCTTTAGTGATGAAGGGTAAAGTTAAACGATGCTGATTGCCGTTCCGGCAAACGCGGTCCGTTTTTTCGTCTCGTCGCTGGCAGCCTCCGGCCAGAGCACATCCTCATAACGGAACGTGCCGGACTTGTAGAACGTCAGCGTGGTGCTGGTCTGGTCAGCAGCAACCGCCAGAATGCCAACGGCAGCACCGTCGGTGGTGCCATCCCACGCAACCAGCTTACGGGTGGCGGTGTCCGGCATCAGCGGGGTCATTGCAGGCGCTTTCGCACTCAATCCGCCGGGCGCGGTTGCGGTATGAGCCGGGTCACTGTTGCCCAGCGGCTGGTAATGGGTAAAGGTTTCTTTGCTCGTCATAAACATCCCTTATACTGGTGTGTTCAGCAAATCGTTAACGGCATCAGATGCCGGGTTACCTGCAGCCAGCGGTGCCGGTGCACCCTGCATCAGACGATCCAGCGCAGTGTCACTGCGCGCCTGTGCACTCTGTGGCGCTGCGGCCAGAATGCGGCGGGCCGTTTCCACGGTCATACCGGGGGTTTCTGCCAGCACGCGTGCCTGTTCTTCGCGTCCGTGCGCCTCCTCACAGTTGAGGATCCCCATAATGCGGCTGTTTTCTGCCGCAACCGCTGCGGTGATCTGCGCGTTCACGTCCGGTTGCGCCGCGCTGGCGTTTTCGCCCTCCGTCGCTGGCACCACGTCAGTAACGTCAGCCTGCGAAGCAGTGGCTGAAACAGTTGTTGATTGAGTCTCTTTGGTCATTCGCCCTCCTGAGAGACGGGATTTACGTGCATCCAGTGCATCACGCATGACGGTGATCGCATCGGTGCTGTTAACAAGTTCATCAGCCAGTCCGGCATCAATGGCCTCCTGACCGCTGTACACTGCAGCCTCTGTATCCAGCACAGCCTGCACAGACAGGCCGGTATATGCCGACACCTTCTGCGCAAACATCTGGCGGGTTGCGTCCATCCGGGACTGCAGTGTCTCCCGGACGTCATCCGGAAGATGGCTGTAGGGGTTGCCATCCACCTTATGGCTGCCGCTGTAAATCAGCGTGATTTCCACACCCTGTTTCTCCAGCGCAGCACCGTAATTACTGTGAGCCATCATGACGCCGATGGAGCCTGTCCGGGCGGTCTGCGTGACCAGACGCCGGGAGGCGGCACAGGCAAGCAGCTGACCTGCACTGCAGTTCATATCGTTGGCCAGCGCCCATACCGGTTTTATGTCACGCACACGGGCGATGATGTCAGCGCAGTCAAATGCTCCCGCCACCATTCCGCCTGGCGTGTCCATATCGAGCAGAATGCCGTCCACCATCGGATCGCTGGCAGCCTGTTGCAGACGGGCGATAATGCCGTTGTAACCGGTCATCCCCGAATACGGCTGCAGCGCCCGCGTCCGGCTGACCAGCGTGCCGGAAACCGGCAGCACGGCGATGCCGTTCATGACCTGATAACTGCGGGCCTGTCGTGGTCCGTCATCATCACCGGATAACGCCAGCGTCGCGAGTGCCTCCTGGGCAGTCAGGCTGTCACCGGACACCGCATCCGTCAGGCGGCTGATCCCAAGCTGGCCTGCAAGCGCACAAAAGAAAACCCGCGCATAGGCGGGTTCAAGCATCAGCGGCTCATTAAAGGCCATGCTGGCAATATGCGGGAGATTACGCAGCTCTGCTGTCACTCTTCTCCTCCTCTGTTGATTGTCGCAGCCCGGATTCAAATGCCGCAGCCGCCCAGGCGGGCGGTTTAAGACCAGCCGCGCGGCGCTCCATCGTTTCACGGACCTGCTGGGCAAAAATTTCCTGATAGTCGTCACCGCGTTTCGCGCACTCTTTCTCGTAGGTGCTCAGTCCGGCTTCTATCAGCATCACCGCTTCCTGAACTTCTTTCAGACCATCGATGGCCATACGACCGGAGCCTATCCAGTCACAGTTCCCCCAGGCACTTCGGGCTTCCTGAAAACTGAAGCGCGCTTTTGAAGGTAACGTCACCACGCGGCGAACGATGGCCTCTTCCAGCCAGCACAGAAACATCTGGCTCGCCTGACGGGATGCGACGAATTTTCGCCGCCCCATAAAGTGCGCCCACGACTCGTTCGCGCTGGCCCGTGCCGTGGAGTAGCTCATCTGGGCGTAATTCCGGGAAAGCTGCTCATACGAGACACCCAGCCCGGCTGCGATATAGCGCAGCAGTGACTGCTCAAACACGGAGTAGCCGTTATCCGTGTCCTGAGCCGTCTGCAGGTTCAGTGAGTCACCCGGCATCAGGTGCGGCACTTTTGCGCCTCCAAGCCGGACCGGTGCTGCGGCGTAATACGCGGCAATTTCACCAATCCAGCCGGTCAGCCTTTCCCGCTGCTCCTGACTGTTCGCGCCAAGAATAAAATCCATCGCTGACTGCGTATCCAGCTCACTTTCAATGGTGGCGGCATACATCGCCTTCACAATGGCGCTCTGCAGCTGCGTGTTCTGCAGCGTGTCGAGCATCTTCATCTGCTCCATCACGCTGTAAAACACATTTGCACCGCGAGTCTGCCCGTCCTCCACGGGTTCAAAAACGTGAATGAACGAGGCGCGCCCGCCGGGTAACTCACGGGGTATCCATGTCCATTTCTGCGGCATCCAGCCAGGATACCCGTCCTCGCTGACGTAATATCCCAGCGCCGCGCCGCTGTCATTAATCTGCACACCGGCACGGCAGTTCCGGCTGTCGCCGGTATTGTTCGGGTTGCTGATGCGCTTCGGGCTGACCATCCGGAACTGTGTCCGGAACAGCCGCGACGAACTGGTATCCCAGGTGGCCTGAACGAACAGTTCACCGTTAAAGGCGTGCATGGCCACACCTTCCCGAATCATCATGGTAAACGTGCGTTTTCGCTCAACGTCAATGCAGCAGCAGTCATCCTCGGCAAACTCTTTCCATGCCGCTTCAACCTCGCGGGAAAAGGCACGGGCTTCTTCCTCCCCGATGCCCAGATAGCGCCAGCTTGGGCGATGGCTGAGCCGGAAAAAAGACCCGACGATATGATCCTGATGCAGCTGGATGGCGTTGGCGGCATAGCCGTTATTGCGTACCAGATCGTCTGCGCGGGCATTGCCACGGGTAAAGTTGGGCAGCAGGGCTGCATCCACACTTTCACTCGGTGGGTTCCATGCCCGCAACTGCCCACCAAATCCGCTGCCACCGCCGTGATAACCGGCATATTCGCGCAGCGATGTCATGCCGTCCGGCCCCAGAAGGGTGGGAATGGTGGGCGTTTTCATACATAAAATCCTGCAGGTCCCCTGCGTCGCTGTGTCATGCCGGTCTGCACTTCCAGCTCTGCAATATATTTTTTCAGGTCAGACACGGAAGTGGCCGTAAACTCCACTCGCCGTCCGTCTTTCTGTACCGTTGCCACCCGTTTACCTGTCATCAGGTCATGCAGTGCCGCACGGGCAGCGGCAAGTTCTTCCTGTCGCGTCATTCATCCTCTCCGGATAAGGCACGGGCGTAATCTGCCAGTGTTTTCTTGTTGGTTGCTGCACTATCCTCTTCCTGCAGGCTCGCCAGCAGTGCACTGAGATCCAGTTGCCAGCGGGAAATACTGATGCGCAGCGCCGCCAGCGCATAAACGAAGCAGTCGAGTGCCTCATTGCGTCGCTTTTTGCTGTCCCACAGTATTTTTTTCCTGCCATCCACCCATTTTTCGACCTGCTCTTCAGCAGTCAGCTGCTGCGCTTCGGTCAGATCAAAAATATCCGGGTTATTCGGGAAGTGAACGGCACCGGGAAGCGGTTCATCCCCTTCCGGCGTCAGTGTGAAGCGGTTATAAATCTGCTCTTTCGCGGTATCCGTACCAATTTCGGTAAGGTAAACCCCGTTTTTGTTTCGCTTACGTGGCATGCTGGCCACCGGCTTACCGTAGACGGATGCCCCTTTAATGGGGATCACCCGGAACAGCCCATGCTTTTTCGAGCGTTCATACACAATGGTCGGGTCAATCCCGCCAGTATCCCAGCAGATACGGGATACCGACATTTCTGCACCATTCCGGCGGGTATAGGTTTTATTGATGGCCTCATCCACACGCAGCAGCGTCTGTTCATCATCGTGGCGGCCCATAATAATCTGCCGGTCAATCAGCCAGCTTTCCTCACCCGGCCCCCATCCCCATACGCGCATTTCGTAGCGATCCAGCTGGGAGTCGATACCGGCAGTCAGGTAAGCCACACGGTCAGGAACGGGCGCTGAATAATGCTCTTTCCGCTCTGCCATCACTTCAGCATCCGGACGTTCACCGATTTTCGCTTCCCATGTCTCACCGAGCGTGGTGTTCACGAAGGTTTTACGTTTTCCCGTATCCCCTTTCGTCTTCATCCAGTCTTTGACAATCTGCACCCAGGTGGTGAACGGGCTGTACGCCGTCCAGATGTGAAAGGTCACGCTGTCCGGTGGCTCAATCTCTTCACCGGATGACGAAAACCAGAGAATGCCATCACGGGTCCAGATCCCGGTCTTTTCGCAGATATAACAGGCATCAGTGAAGTCCAGCTCCTGCTGGCGGATGACGCAGGCATTATGTTCGCAGAGATAAAACACGCTGGAGGGGTCATCCGGCGTCCATTTGAGGCCAAACGGCGTCTCTTTATCGCCAAATTTAAGGTACTGCTCCTCCCCGCAGTGCGGGCAGGCAACATGAAAACGCATAAAATGCGGGGATTCACTGGCTGCACGCTCAATCTGACAGGTGCCTCTCACTTTGGGCGTGGAGCCACGGATGGACTTTGGCCAGACCGAGCCTTCAATACGCTTGTCACCCAGGAACGTCGGAGAGCCTTCCTGTTCAATATCATCATCAAAGGCAGCAAGTTCATCATAACCCGCCACATCCACCGACTTTTCACGGTAGTTTTTTGCCGCTTTACCGCCCAGGCACCAGAAGCCACGACCATTGGTGAAACGCTTCATGGTGAGCGTGTTATCCCGGTGCTTTTTGCCATACCACGGGGCCAGTGCCAGCAGCGACGGAATATCGCGGATGGTCGGCTCAACGTGGGTTTTCATAAAGTTCTCGGCATCACCATCCGTCGGCAACCAGATAAGGGTGTTGCGCTGCTTATGCTCTATGAAGTAGGCATAAACACCCAACAGCATTTTGGAATAACCGACACGGGCAGACTTCACCACATTCACCTCGCGGATGTAGTCGCTGCCCATCGCATTCATGATGGCCCGCTGAAAGGGCAGTGTTTCCCAGCGCCCTTCCTGGTATGCGGATTCTTTCGGGAGATAGTAACTGGCATCCGCCCATTCAACGGCGGTCTGTGGCTCCGGCCTGAACAGTGAGCGAAGCCCGGCGCGGACAAAATGCCGCAGCCTGTTAACCTGACTGTTCGATATATTCACTCAGCAACCCCGGTATCAGTTCATCCAGCGCGGCTGCTTTGTTCATGGCTTTGATGATATCCCGTTTCAGGAAATCAACATGTCGGTTTTCCAGTTCCGGAAAACGCCGCTGCACCGACAGGGGGATCCCGTCGAGAATACTGGCAATTTCACCTGCGATCCGCGACAGCACGAAAGTACAGAATGCGGTTTCCACCACCTCAGCAGAGTCTCTGGCATTCTTCAGCTCCTGTGCGTCGGCTTGCGCACGCGTAAGTCGATGGCGTTCGTACTCAATAGTCCCTGGCTGCAGATCTGTCTCGCTGGCCTGCCGCAGTTCTTCAACCTCCCGGCGCAGCTTTTCGTTCTCAATTTCAGCATCCCTTTCGGCATACCATTTTATGACGGTGGCAGAGTCATAAAGCACCTCATTACCCTTCCCACCGCCTCGCAGAACGGGCATTCCCTGCTCCTGCCAGTTCTGAATGGTACGGATACTCGCACCGAAAATGTCAGCCAGCTGCTTTTTGTTGACTTCCATTGTTCATTCCACGGACAAAAACAGAGAAAGGAAACGACAGAGGCCAAAAAGCCCATTTTCAGCACCTGTCGTTTCCTTTCTTTTCAGAGGGTGTTTTAAATAAAAACATTAAGTTACGGCGAAGAAGAACGGAAACGCCTTAAACCGGAAAATTTTCATAAATAGCGAAAACCCGCGCGCCTTCCGCCCCGTAACGTTCTGGATTGCCGGAAAGGACCCGTAGGACAGAAGATCAGGTTTACCTACTGTGTAAATCTCCATCCTTCAGCCCTGTCATCAGCGCCTGATTAACTAACGGCATCAGTTCGTGAACGATGGCAAGAAACTCCAGGAAAAGTTCGTTCTGAGTCTTCTCATCTGCCTCAGCCTGTCGCTGATCGTATTCCTTCAGCTTACTTTCAAGTTGGTTAATACGTGCATTGAGTGCCTCGAAAACAGCAACTGACATATCTACCTCAAAAGCAATAAAAGAAATGCGTGCGGCCACGGTCGCACAGACCTGAATACACGTCCTGTTTCTTCCACCCCCGCACAGGACTGGCGAGCATGAGGGACAAACCCGCGAATCATAAACGCGGTAAAAACCCGGTGTGCATCGTTTTTGATTATTCCCGCACACTCGCGCAGAAGGAGTTCCCCGTCGGGCTACGGTCATGGTTAATGCGGGAATACAGCGACGATACAGCGCATGATGTGTCAGGCTTGAATACCTTTATCCGTTAAAAGGGATATCAGTTAAGTTATCCCGTGTAGGGTATAAGCCATTATCAAGCCCACCAGTAGATGGGCTTTGTAATGGCTACTTCGCTTTTGCTTCCGCTCGCTTACGCCGGCGCTCTTCTTTCCTCTCGGCTTTTGCCATGTCCATGAATGCCTGCATGATCGAGTTCCGCATCATGTAGCTAACAAAGTGATGATTGACACAGCCGTTGAGGCGCAGCTGCTCGCCAAACTCATCCACCGAGGCCAATGCTTCCATCATGCCCTTCTCGCCTTTCATGAACTCTGAGAAGTCGCGCCCCGCTCTGGAGGCGCATTCAATGACACGATCACTCATCCCGGAAGCCCGGGGATCGTTATCTGCAGCTGGTTAGCCAGGGAGTTAATCTCAGCGACCAACACTGGCTTCGTATAGCGCCATGCCGCCAGCCCTTGTCCACAGAAGCTCGCCATATCTTTTTTCTGATCAAACTCATGACACTTCATATTGAGCTGCGCACTTAAGCTGTTGCGATGCTGAAGTTCTCCGGTGAAGTAGTCATCCAGGACTTTATAGGCTGCATATTTAAATCCGGGGTTTAGCCATGCTGCATAATCATAAGCAACAAACTTCCCGCCATATGTTCCACCGTGTACACCGCGCTCAGTAAAAACCACAGATTCGTGGTTTTTCTCCAGCTCGGCTAAGAACTCTTTGGTCTGCTTGTTTCGCAGGTAGTGGTACGGAGATTCAGATTCACTTTTACCACTGGCTTTCCACATATCAGTGAGGCAGATCATGCCATCTTCACCGATACGAATTGGTTGATTGAAGAGGGTTAATGATTTCATAGCGTGTACTTACTCTTTGAAATGAACCTTTGCCGCACAGGAAACCAGCCCACCGAGGCTCGCCAGCACTAACTGGTATCCTCAAAGGCCCATTCCAAAGGGGCAGGTTCGGTGTAAAAAACATGCGTTGCGGTACGCATTTATTGCAAAAAGCCCCGCATCGCGAGGCTCATTAAATTGACTTTGTGATTTGCAAAAAAATTATTTCAGGCATTGCGTCCTGATGTACTCCTGCAGGTAGTTAACCTGCGCGGTTATCCTGTCGATTCCACTTCTGAGACGGTAATAATTGAGTTCAGCATCTGCTGTAAGTCCTGGGCTTTCTCCATCGCCCATGCTGCTGGCTCCGGTCGTTGACTTTGCACAGGTGGCGGCGACTTGCAGGCGCTTACGACCAGCAGAAACATCAGCACGGAGACTTTCGATAGTCGCGTTAGCATCAGCAAGCTCCTTTGTATATCTGGCGTCGAGTTCTGCTACATCACGTTGACGCTTCTGCATGTCAGCGATAATGGATGCGGCCTTATCACGCTGCTTTTTGTAGGTGATGGCGTTATCACGGTAATGATTAACAGCCCATGACAGGCAAACGATGATGCAGATAACCAGAGCGGAGATAATCGCGGTTACTCTGCTCATACCTCAATCTCTCTGACCGTTCCGCCTGCTTCTTTGAATTTTGCAATCAGGCTGTCAACTTTATGCTCGAACTGACCATAACCAGCGCCCGGCAGTGAAGCCCATATATTGCTGCAACGATCGATAGCCTGACGGATATCACCGCGATCAATCATCGGTAAAGCGCCACGCTCCTTAATCTGCTGTAGTGCAACAGCGTCCTGGCTTTTGGGAGAGAAGTCTTTCAGGCCAAGCTGCTTACGGTAGGCATCCCACCAACGGGAAAGAAGCTGGTAACGTCCTGCGGCTGTTGATTTGAGTTGCGGGTTCAGCGTGACAAGTTTGCGAGGGTGATCGGAGTAATCAGTGAAGAGTTCACCACCGACAATAACGTCATAACCGTGGTTACGTGTCGGTTGTCGCCCATTATCCGTTCCTTCTGACCACGCCAACATATCGAGGAAAGCTTTACGCTGAAGATTAAGATTTTGCATTTTTCACCCCTGTCAGTCGTTCCCAGAAGTACGTAAGTGCAACCGACCCCATCGCACCGCTAATACCCGCCGTCGCGAGAATCATGTAAACGCTGAATCCACTTTCGATACTGATCAGGCCACCAATAACACCGGTGAATCCCGATACCACTATCTGAGCCAGAGCATTTATCCAACTCCACGTTGCTTTACTCTGCTTAACATCTATCAGGTAGCGGACCAGACCGCCCCAACCTGCGATTATCAGCAAAACGAGCCAGAACGCTCCGGCAAGGCTCTCTTTTTCGTGCATATGAATAGCCAATGTTTCGCCGCCGACAAAAGGCCGGGACGTTAAATGTCAGAAATCAGGCTCACGGGGTAATTTAACGACAAAGCACGGAGTTGATGCTCCCCGCAAACCTGGAATAAAAAAGCCAGCATGTAGCTGGCAATAGAGGGTTAAGCAATATCAACTCAACAGCTGAAGACACCCTGGCTGGGGTAGGTTGGAAGGCTACTCACCGTCCAGAAACAGAAAAGCCCAAAGTTTTAAACCTCGGGCTTGAATTTGGATTACTGCCAGTGCGTACAACATTGGCAGAATATCAGATTTACATGAAATATATGCTTTTTAATCCAGTTTTGCAATACTTCGCTGTGAAAATGTCGCCTTTTGCTTTAAACGTGTTCTCGTTACAAGCAATAAAGCTTCGCTATCAAGCTGTAGAAAAATGTGCTTCATTGCAACCCAGCGTTCAGTGAATGTCTCAGACCAGTTTTTTGATGTCACTCCCACCAGTAATGCCAGCTCCTGGTATTCATAGGTCTTACGCCCTGCCAGCTCGTTCTTCACATCCTGTGCCGCCAGCCAGATCAACTTCTTTAAGCGCTCCAGTGTCTTACTGGCAATTTTTTCTTGTACCTAACAGCGCCTTAAACTCGCTCCATGCCCACTGCGTTATGGCAACCTGATGCTCCCAGCGAATATTTTCACTGTAACTCCACAGCAACCACGCTTTCTGATGTTCATCGAGAGACAAAATCGCACGCCGCCACGAAGAGGTTGAAAACTCGACCGAACTGACCAGGGCGACAGATGAACCTTTTGCGTACGACTGTTTACCGGAAATCGGCGGATTATCCAGCGTAATCATCTTGCCAGTTACCACATCCAGAATGCGCGGCTTCTTTCGTTTATATGTACCAGTATCAAATTGTGCATGCTCCAGCCAGGCTTCAAGCTGGCCTTTCGTTGCTCCGCTCAAATCAGCAGTAGCCACAATGAGTTGCTCGCGGACATACTGTAAATATTGGGTATTCATGCGGCAGCTCCTTTCAGTGTTTTGGCGTAATTCTTCAGTATCCGGTAATCGGTCAAAACAGAACCGGGGAAACGATATAAGCGCAGGCGCATCCAGCGGTGGCGAAGACGTTCTGCCATATAAGACTCAAACATCATTCATTCCCCAGTTCGGTGATGGTCAGCTCCAACTTCCCACCCTTGGTAACGGGCATTTTCACAACGCGATAATCAACGACCTGAGCATCATCCAGCCAGAAACCTGCTTTGGTGAGTGCGTCAAAAGCTGCTTTTTGCAGATTATCCAGGTCACGGCGACGGCGATCCGGCATGTGGCACTCAATACGGATTTTCACTGGCATAGCCAGACCGATATCCAGCATGGAGCCTTTGATGATTCGGGCGACGTTATCGCGGTATACCTGCCCCTCTGCGCTGATGTGCGTGCGCCCGCGATTATGGCGGTAGTAGCGGTTATTGCTCGGCGGCCAGGGTAGTGTGATGTAGTAAGTATTCACGCCTTGATTACCCCCTCTTTCAGCCAGATAACCTGCGTTCTCGCCATACCTTCCAGCGCGCATTCTTTTGCATACTCAGCATCGACAAAATGTGTGCGGCGGTCGATTTCGTCGTGACAGGCAGAACATGCAATGGTGGCAATCAGGTCTGGCGGTTTAATACCGATGCCGCACAATCCAGCCAGCCGGATATGTGCCAGTACAGACGTTTCAGGGTTGCCATTACATACGCCAGGGATTCTTACCTGGCATTCCCGACCACACGCTGCTTTTCTCAAATCAGCCATGACTCCTCCTTGCTGCCAGTCGCAACCATTTTTTATCAACCAGGCTGGCGGTATACCCGAGCAGTGTTGGTATTTCGGATGGTTTCAGCTCAGGCTTACGCTTACGACGATTTGGTACTCTGTAGATGTGTCCGTTCATGACACGAATAAGCGGTGTAGCCATTACGCCTCCTGCTTGTCGCGCAGCAGCTGGAACTCGCAGCTCTGCGGAATAGTCAGGTGGCAGCCAATATTCATCGCCCAGGCTTCAACCTTACACAGGAAGACATACATCTCTCCGGTATCAAGATCGGAGGTATGGCGTAACGACTGGATCGTAGTGATTTCGCCGGTTACGACATCAACCAGGTCCTTGGTTTCATAACCGAGGTATGTGTGTTTGAGTGCATCTTTTACCCATACTGCAGTAGCGAACGATTTCCCCCTGCTGATGAGGTATTCACTGATTTCGCTGTACCACATGTGGCTGAGTGCATTCTGGGAAAGACTGCGTCTCTCCCGCCACGGTTTAAGCACCATGCGAAAGCATTTGCCATCCTCCAGATAAGGCTGGATCTGCTGGCCGATAGCGGTGAAGTTACCGCGATGCAGTTTGATGCCGTCTTGTGGGAGGTTCACGCTTCACCTCCGCAGAGGTCAAACGTTGGATGCAAAGAACCACAGGTGCATTTCTGCATCTGTGAAGGGAGAAGAGAGTTTAGATTGTGTGTGCGCATAAACGTCCCCGTTTAGCGCAGAAGTCACCGGAGTTGTTCAGGCTCCGATGACATGATTATGGCGAGTTGATTATGGAAAATCAATTGAAGATGAAATTCAACAATGCCCCATGGTGCTATGGCGCTCAATTAATTATATAACTTCAGAGAAAACTGATAACCCATTGATGATCACATTAGCTCAGACTAAGAAGACTGACAACGGGGACGAACATGAACAGCAACGCCTGACATAGGTAAATCTCAAAAGCGAATCATATAATCCTTACCCCATCACTCAGAGACATCGCATAATAACATTCATACCACTATATAACCTCCAAGTAACAACAACAATTCATTGGTTGCATTAATATCAGCGTGTTCCGTTGTTCAGGAATAAAACTTTTTATTTAACAAACAAAGAGAGTTCAATGATGAGCAAAATTACAGGCGTGTTAGTTGATAGCCATATCTATGATATTAAAAATGATATGGAGAGTGGTTACTGTTTCCCTAACAGTTTGTTCCCAGGAGCAACCTTCAAGATGGTCATTGATAATGACCCTATTAATAATGACAAGGTAAAATGGACCTGTGGCACTAATGCAGACAATAATGTTCTGGCGGTTAGCCAGGATGGCACAGTAACTTTTCCGGGCGTAGATGAAAAGTGCGTTGGGAAGATTTTTGTCATTTTCGCCACTGATAAATCAACGAATAAATCTGCCGGCATCTATATTTTTATCGTGAAGCGTTTTTTCAAATACAGCATTGAAATTTATACATCAGTTAAAGATATTTTACCGTGGATTGAAAACATGAATGGAGAATTTCCTGGGATACATGATATCGATAGTGACTTTAATTATGAAAGTAGCGAATGGAGTCATATCATCAATCGAAAAGTTAACGCAGGGCTTTACCAGGAGTGGGGCACGTTAGCTAATAGTGGATGGGACACAAGTAATGAGAATAATGGTGTTTGTGGCATTTACGCTTTTAATAAAGATAATAATAGTTATTATCACCTGAAGGATACTGGATATACCCAGCATACTGCTGTTATATGCAGCGCTCAGGCAGTTGCATCCTACGGTGAGTCTATCGACTGATAGTGCTTTTTTCAACTATCATTTGCATTATTACCGCGTAAAGATTCACTGAAATTATAAAATTTAACTTGCGCAAAACCACCCGCTGAGCGGGTGGTTCTCATTTTTATCCACTATGTATATGAAGCTTAAAAAATAAACGAACTTAAGCGTTCCTTTTTATATTGCTACAAACAATTAATTCTCGACACCTAATAACTAAAGCCCCGCCCCCATATACCGCCAATACCCGTTTCATAACAAAATGCTGGTGACATTTCTCACCGGAAACTTTATTGCTACTGCTCAGAACGCAAAAGCGGCAATACTCGGCTCCACTTATCATCCTGCCACGGCTGGAATCTTACATGTGCCGTTTCTCTGGCAAGGATTTCGCGCGCCTTATGTAGTATCTGGGGATATTCTTGCTCAATAGAAGTAAAGCGACCGGCTTCGCGATGCTCCGCAACCTGAAGAAGTGGAGTAACATTCTGGCAGGCGGTTAACATCACATCCCCTGCTCGCCATAACCAGGCGAGTGTGCAAAGTTCGTTATCAGTGAATTGTCTTGTGATTGGGGATTGTTGAACTTCTCGATCGAGAATATCCAGAACCCAGCGGCGGAACTCTTTGGCCACAGGAGTTCGTGCGAACATGGCGATCAAATGGGCTCCGCGAAGGCTAAATACTCGAGACTCCTGCATTCCACGAGGGGTGGTCACTTTGACCACCCTTGTCATCATATCTGTAAATTCATCTGAGTGACGAGAGTAAATGCGCTGAACTGCTTTATCGTCCGCATATTCCAGAGCTAAACCAACTTCAGTGGCAGTAAGCCAAATTCTGTTATTGTGGCAAATTGGGGTAAACGTCGTTTTTGTGGAATGCTAATTGAGTAGTCATAGTATCACCTCATGAGGTTAACCATCACCACCAACGACGCCAATCGACTGGTGGTGAACTGTGCAAGGTTGGCGTAACCGGCTACTCAAACCCGGCGCTCCCGAAGAAGCCCTCACACAGCCCACCATAATTTGGGCGTAGCCGTGCTTAGCGCATAAAAAAACCGCTTAACGCGGTATGCGTTGAGTAGTATTCCGGGACGCCAATCCCGTGTGCCGATTTTGCGGCAACGCACAGAATATAGCGCCGGATAAATAATGTCGTCAACCCTTGCAAATGGGTGGCGCGATGATCACTACTACCACTATAACCGCTCCAACTGTTGCAACTACTTTAGGCCAAGACATCAAGATTTCCATATCACCTTTAGCCGCCAGACAAACAGAGACTCCCTGTACTTGGCTGCCAAAAACACCGAATGCAAAAAATCGCAGGTGCATTTCTGCATCTGTGAAGGGAGAAGAGAGTTTAGATTGTGTGTGCGCATAAACGTCCCCGTTTAGCGCAGAAGTCACCGGAGGTGTTCAGGCTCCGATGACATGATTATGGCGAGTTGATTATGGAAAATCAATTGAAGATGAAATTCAACAATGCCCCATGGTGCTATGGCGCTCAATTAATTATATAACTTCAGAGAAAACTGATAACCCATTGATGATCACATTAGCTCAGACTAAGAAGACTGACAACGGGGACGAACATGAACAGCAACGCCTGACATAGGTAAATCTCAAAAGCGAATCATATAATCCTTACCCCATCACTCAGAGACATCGCATAATAACATTCATACCACTATATAACCTCCAAATAACAACAACAATTCATTGGTTGCATTAATATCAGCGTGTTCCGTTGTTCAGGAATAAAACTTTTTATTTAACAAACAAAGAGAGTTCAATGATGAGCAAAATTACAGGCGTGTTAGTTGATGGTCATATTTTTGATATTAAAAATGATATGGAGAGTGGTTACTGTTTCCCTAACAGTTTGTTCCCAGGAGCAACCTTCAAGATGGTCATTGATAATGACCCTATTAATAATGACAAGGTAAAATGGACCTGTAGCACTAATGCAGACAATAATGTTCTGGCGGTTAGCCAGGATGGCACAGTAACTTTTCCGGGCGTAGATGAAAAGTGCGTTGGGAAGATTTTTGTCATTTTCGCCACTGATAAATCAACAAACAAATCTGCCGGCATCTATGTTTTTATTGTGAAGCGTTTTTTCAAATACAGCATTGAACTTTATAACTCAGTTAAAGATATTTTACCGTGGATTGAAAACATGAACGGGAATTTTCCTGAGGCACGTGACATCTATAGTTACGATTATGATAACTATAGTGGACCGCATATTATCAATCGAGAAGTTAACGCAGGGCTTTACCAGGAATGGGGCACGTTATCTAATAGTGGATGGGACGCAAGTTGTGAGCCTAAGGGTATTTGTAGCATTTACGCTTTTGATAAAGACAATAATACTTATTATTGCCTGCGTGATTATGGAGAAATAGAGTGTATTGATCGTTTTTTGCGTCGCTCAGGCAGTTGCATCCTACGGAGAATCCATCGACTGATTGTGTTTTTTTCAACTATCATTTGCATTATTACAGCGTAAAGATTCACTGAAATTATAAAATTTAACTTGCGCAAAACCACCCGTTCAGCGGGTGGTTCTCATTTTTATCCACTATGTATATGAAGCTTAAAAAATAAACGAACTTAAGCGCTCCTTTTTATATTGCTACAAACAATTAATTCTCGACACCTAATAACTAAAGCCCCGCCCCCAATATACCGCCAATACCCGTTTCATAACAAAATGCTGGTGACATTTCTCACCGGAAACTTTATTGCTACTGCTCAGAACGCAAATGCGGCAATACTCGGCTCCACTTATCATCCTGCCACGGCTGGAATCTTACATGTGCCGTTTCTCTGGCAAGGATTTCGCGCGCCTTATGTAGTATCTGGGGATATTCTTGCTCAATAGAAGTAAAGCGACCGGCTTCGCGATGCTCCGCAACCTGAAGAAGTGGAGTAACATTCTGGCAGGCGGTTAACATCACATCCCCTGCTCGCCATAACCAGGCGAGTGTGCAAAGTTCGTTATCAGTGAATTGTTTTGTGATTGGGGATTGTTGAACTTCTCGATCGAGAATATCCAGAACCCAGCGGCGGAATTCTTTGGCTACAGGAGTGCGGGCGAACATAGCGATCAAATGGGCACCACGGAGGGAGAAAATGCGTATTGTTTTCTGGTAGTTCCCTGAGACACTCAAATTGAGGGTCTCAGTCATATCTGCCCTAAATTCATCGGAATTTCGATCGTAGATCTGAGTTACGGCATCAGATTTTTTATATCCGAGAGCTTGAGCAATCTCAACGGCAGTAAGCCAGATACTGTTGTTGTGTTTAACAGGATGGAATTTTGTTTGATGAAAGACTAGTTGTGTGCTCATGATGATTACCTATAAATCAAGTTAACCACCACCGCTGACGCCAATCAGTTTGGTGGTGAGACATGTAGGGTTGGCGTAACCGGGGTAATCAACCGGCCCGACCGAAGTCGGCCCTACACGCCCCACCATAATTCAGATGTGCGTATGCTTACGACAATAAAAAACACGCTCGCGGCGTGTAGTAGTCGCGATTACCTTATCCGGGACGCCAATCCCGTGTGCCGATTTTGCGGCAACACACAGAATATAGCGCCAGATATTAGTTATCGTCAACCTCACTGATTTCCTCCCCCCGCCGCATAAACAAATAAAACCCGCTTCATCGCGGCACTCTGGCGACACTCCTTGAAAATCAGATTCGTGCTCACCTTTCCTTCCCGTTCTTCCCTGGTAGCGAACCTGTAATACACCGTTCGCCAGACCTTACCATCAACGACCAGGATTCCTGCCCGCGCCATTTTAGCCGCAGCCTGATTTATGCTGGTTACGGTTGCGCCTGTTACCGCGGCAACGTCCTGTGCACAGAAGCTCTTATGCGTCCCCAGGTAATGAATAATTGCCTCTTTGCCCGTCATACACTTGCTCCTTTCAGTCCGAACTTAGCTTTAATTTCTGCGATCTTCGCCAGAGCCTGTGCACGATTTAGAGGTCTACCGCCCATAACAGGAAGTTGTTTTACTGGTTCAGGTATCGTCTCACCACGGTTAATTCGCGCTGTCATACAGGTCAGTTCATCGGCAGCCTTGCGCCGTAATTCCGCGTCAGTCAGCGCATTGGCCCGCATGTTCTGGTACAAGTTGGTAACCAACCAGTAATGCGCGTTCGATTTCCACGGATAAGACTCTGCATCCGGATACAGGCCACGCTTCCGGCAATACTCGTAAACCATATCAACCAGCTCGCTGACGTTTGGCAGCCCGGCGTTAACGGATGCTTCTTCCCGGCACCAGGCCACAAACTGCCCGGGTGATGGCAGGAATGGTCGATTCTGCCGACGGGCTACGCGCATTCCTGCGTTAACCTGTTCCATTGTGGTGATCCCGTTTTCCCGGAAAGCCAGAACCCACTGGCGGCGGATTTCGTTCAGTTCATTCTGGTCACGGTTAGCCAGGCTCGCCGGGAAAGTTGCCAGTAACTGCCTGAACACACCGTTGATGATCTGCGCTACCTGCTGTACCTGTGGCTTTTCGTCGTACTGTTCCGGCATGTTGTTGGCGATCCGGCGCATCTGCTCACAGTCAAAGTTAACCATTTGTGCGGCGATGTTTTTCATAAATCCACCCCATAAATCCAGTCAGTGTTTGTCAGGTCCAGTTTTGATTTTCCGGCTGTCACTCCAGCCTGTTGCTTGTTACGGTTGATTTCGAGTTGGGTCCACTTGTCACGGAGTTTGGCCGGACTTAGCACGTTACCGGACCAGAAGTTGTCCTGGCATGCCCAGCGGAACAGCACGCACATGTCGCGGTGGTTACGTCCGTCACGTTCACGCATCAGGCGGATATCGTTAGCCCACCCTGCAAAATTCGGTTTTCTGGCTGATGGCGCGATGGTCTTCACCATGTCAAACATCCACTCTGCGGCGGTCAGGTCTTCTGCTGTCCCCCACTTGCTGCCGCTCTGAATCGCAGCATCCGGTTTCACCACAGGAAGGTCGTTTTCTGGCTGGTCAGAGGATTCGCCAGAATTCTCGGACGAATAAGGTTTTATATTGTCTTTTGTTATTTTGTCTTTTGTGTTTACCTGATTCGGGTAAACGTCTTTACCTGATTTGGGTAAACTTTTTTTACCTGATTCAGGTAAATTTACCTCTTTCAGGTAAACTTTATTTTTCTTACCTGATTCGGGTAATGTTGACCATTCACTGACCACATTATTAATGCCGGTATTCCGCCCGCTCTGAATAAAAATCCCACGCTTTACCAGAACACTTTTTGCAGCAGAACACTTGTGCGGCAATATCCCGGTTAATTCGGAAAGTTGCTCGTTGCTAACCCAATCCAGTTTTTTATTAAAGCCATATGTTTTGCGCATGACAGCCAGAAAGACCAGAAGCTGGTGCTGTGTTAATCCGGCCAGCATCACAGCTTCCAGCAACTCATTTGCAATGCGCGTATAACCATCATCGAGATCTGCCACGCGCCGCTCCTTTTGTGCCTCATCCGGCACTGGAAAATTGAATATCTCAGCAGTGTTTGCCATAATTCCTTCCGCAATGAGTGCGTTACGATTTGCACCTGAAAGTCGGCTCTGTTCCCGCAGACCGCTTTCGCCATTTCTGAACCTGTCATATTGCCCCCAGCATGGTGGTCACCATCGCCATTAATGGACCAGCCAGATCCGGGTCCACACGAAACATCGACACAATACCTTCACTCATTTCCTTCAGTTTCTGGTGGCGTGGTGCGTTGAGAATGACCGCCTGCTTTGCCTCACTGAGTTCCTTTTCCATTTCAGCCAACCGAGCCATGAAGCTATCCTGCTCAACCAGGTGGCCGCGATATTCCAGCGGTAGTACCGCCAGAATTGCCGGGGTCAGTTCACGCACGTTATTTCGGTATTTTTCAGAATCGAATTTGTTATCGAGGAAGCGGAACAGCTTCTGGCGTGCACGGCTGACATCATCAGGGAAATCGATGGTGCCGCCGCCCTGCTCCCGATACTCATTCACAATGAGTGCGGCAACAACATCCTGATTATCTGCAGCCGACCAGGCGCGAACGGCATCACGGATTTTTTCGTGGCCTGGCGCCTGTTTTGTTTGAGAACGATTTATCACCGCAGTCGGGCTAAATCCGCTAGTCTGTTGGTATGTAAGTGGTTGCATAGTCATTGCCTTATCAGTTAACGCCGCAGTTTAGGCGGCAGAATTACTCGCGTTAAACAATGGTGCAAGGTCGGGACGAATATCTGCTGGTTTAATCTTTCCACCAGTGGCTGAGACAATTTTCATTACATAGCGGGCATCAATTCCGCCACCGTGTAGCCAACGCCAAACAGTGGGCTGGGCTACACCGCATAGATCTGCCAGTCGTTTTTGACTACCTGTAATACTGATTGCGAGTTGAATGGTTTGATTTGTCATTATCAATTCCTATTGGTATTACAATGAATGGATAATAGCAATGCGTATTAATTCAATCAATAGCAAAACATGTTTTGACCATCAATACGCAAGCGTATAAATTAAAAACTTATGAAAAAAGAAACTCTTGCTGATCGCTTAAACCTAGCGATGGAACAATCTGGAATGTCTCAAGGCGCTCTTGCAAAGGCGTCTGGCGTAGCTCAACCCACAATCTGGAGACTAACAAGCGGCAACGCACGCGGCTCAACAAAAAATTGTTGAAATAGCTAATGCATTGGGTGTTCGAACAGAGTGGCTCTCATCAGGCATAGGCCCGATGAGAAATGACGGTCAACAATCAGGGAAGCCTGCTGTCAACCATTCCAAATACTTCAAGATTGACGTTCTTGATATAGAAGTCAGTGCTGGGCCGGGTGTAATCAACCGTGAGTTTGTAGAAGTTCTACGCTCGGTTGAGTACTCGTTTGACGATGCTCGTCACATGTTCGATGGCAGGAAGGCGGAAAATATCCGCATCATTAACGTGCGTGGTGACAGCATGTCAGGAACGATCGAACCAGGTGATCTGCTGTTCGTTGATATCACGGTTAAATCTTTCGACGGTGATGGTATCTATGCGTTTCTGTATGACGACACCGCCCATGTAAAGCGCCTGCAAATGATGAAGGATAAGCTACTGGTTATCTCTGATAACAAGAGCTACTCACCGTGGGACCCGATCGAGAAAGACGAGATGAACCGGGTGTTCATCTTCGGTAAGGTTATTGGGAGCATGCCGCAGACGTACAGGAAGCATGGTTAATAATTAGCCTGTAGCTTTTTAAGGCACACTCTTTTCAAGAATATTAAATAGAACACTATATGGCATAAACAAGGACTTAGGATGGAAAAGCCTAGCTTCCCACCTCTTCTTACAGCAGGATTTCATGATATGGATAGTGATGGCATCAAGTCTCTTTGTGTCGACACCTTCCCAAAATCCGTTAGAAGAAGTATGCTATACTGTAATTTTATACAGCTTATTGAGCAATTTAAACTTGTTAATCAGCAGTGTCTATGTTTTTCTGAAGTGTGGATCGATGGTTCATTCACTACAGAGAAACCTGAACCTGATGATATAGATATACTCGTGGTCGTCGATTATTTGGCCCTAAACTCTTTGCCAAACACGCTGATGCCATTGGTTAGCTCATTGTTAAATAGAGATTTTATTAAAGAAAACTACAGCATTGACGTTCTTTTGCTGCCTGAAAATCATCCAGAAATCGATTATAGTGAAAGGCGAAGTTACTGGAGAGGGTGGTTTGGTTTTGATCGGAAGGAGAATCCTAAAGGCCTCGTGAGGGTAATGTTATGAGCGAAGAAAAAACATTCAACTCCCTCAAGGAGCGAATTGCGTTCATTCAACGCGATGTGGATCTGCTTGCTCAAAATAAGGGGAGATCATTTGCTGATGACATTATATTTAGATCACTTGACTCCCATCTGAGCGATCTCCGAGAGAGACAACGTGCAATCGATAACCAACATCCTTTACGTGATTTCATGGAGTTGAGATTAAAAGGTGTTTTGGTCGATTTCGGGTCTATTCCGTTAGATATTCTATCTGTAATTTCAGGTAATCTCGCATCCCTTGTACAGAAAGCAGTTTACCGACTTGGATCTGGGAAAGATTCTAGTCGTGTGCCGATTGATGTTAAAAAATCATTAGACATGAGATTGGCAGACTTGCGTCCAGGTTCGACGAAGTTAGGTGTTACTTTTTCTACTGGTTCTTGCGAGCTCATCGAAACAGTATCCAGTCATGCTGTTAAGGAGATTTTTGCACTACTCTCATCCATTGATGAAGAAACATTCACGGCTAAAATTGCCGAAATTGGTTCGCAATCAACAGCTAACCTAAAAAACATCATAAATGAGTGCGAAAAATATAGTCTTAACTTTGATCTTACTTGGATTGGACCTTTAAGTGATGGTACCAGACAAGTGTCAATTTCTTCAGAAGATATAAAAAACTGAATGCTCGCTTAGCTTTAACGAAGGTCGTTCAGCTACCGGATGAGCATATATCAGGCGAACTTGCTATTTTATCCATGTACGGGAAATTGGAGATTGCAAGCGAGCTTGGAAAAATAAAGGCTTCTTATCCGATTGATATGTTAGGAGAAATTCAAAGTAAATATAAAGTTGGTGAACGAATATCGCTCGTAGTAAGCGTTTCTGAGATTCACAATGAAAGATTAGGAACATCACGACGTAACTACATGGTTAAAAAAATCGAATAGTGATGCTACCCGGCCACCGCGCCGGGTTTTCTTTTGCCCTACCCTCATCACACACACCGTTCAAAAAACCACCACAACCCCGCTTCAGTTATCGCTATGCGATGCAAGTCACAAAATTAATTCTTTTTGCTATCAAACATTTAATATCAAAACACATCAGTCAATAGCAATAAGTATTGATATCACCAATAGCAATAGCTATTATCACCATATCGCAACAACACAACGATACGGCAACCACCTGATTCACCGTTGCGATGACCGCTTAGATCCGCAGCTTGAATTTCAGCAGGCTCCGGGGAGTGCGAGGGGTGAAGCGGACGCGTGAACGTCGGTGTGACCAGCTGAAATCAACTCAACACTTCATACCTCAGTCGCTTCAACGAGGCGGCTTAGTTATGACAACCGGCGGCCATCCACCGCCTGAATACGCGCAGAAGTCTCTATATGTTCAGCAGCCCAGCTTACGGGCAGGAGTTTTTATGGTTCATCAACATTACGGAACGCAGACCGTTAATCGCGGCGCGGTCATGCCAGGAATGCTGGTCAAACACAAAGATGGTACCTGGACTGCATCAGCTAATTTACGCGGACGGCTTTATCTGCATCGCGGCATCGAGCGCACTTATACCCGTGATTTGCTCGTGGAAGTTTTTCTCGACGGACGAGGCAACGGCCTGAATCACTAATCCCCTTTCCTGTTTTCCTAATCAGCCTGGCATTTCCCGGGCAATAGTTTCACAGCCATTTTCAGGAGTTCAGCCATGAACGCTTATTACATTCAGGATCGTCTTGAGGCTCAGAGCTGGGCGCGTCACTACCAGCAGATCGCCCGTGAAGAGAAAGAGGCAGAACTGGCAGACGACATGGAAAAAGGCCTGCCCCAGCACCTGTTTGAATCGCTATGCATCGATCATTTGCAACGCCACGGGGCCAGCAAAAAAGCCATTACCCGTGCGTTTGATGACGATGTTGAGTTTCAGGAGCGCATGGCAGAACACATCCGGTACATGGTTGAAACCATTGCTCACCATCAGGTTGATATTGATTCAGAGGTATAAAACGAATGAGTACTGCACTCGCAACGCTGGCAGGGAAGCTGGCTGAACGTGTCGGCATGGATTCTGTTGACCCACAGGAACTGATCACCACTCTTCGCCAGACGGCATTTAAAGGTGATGCCAGCGATGCGCAGTTCATCGCATTACTGATCGTTGCCAACCAGTACGGCCTTAATCCGTGGACGAAAGAAATTTACGCCTTCCCTGATAAGCAGAACGGCATCGTTCCGGTGGTGGGCGTTGATGGCTGGTCCCGCATCATCAATGAAAACCAGCAGTTTGATGGTATGGACTTTGAGCAGGACAATGAATCCTGCACATGCCGGATTTACCGCAAGGACCGCAATCATCCGATCTGCGTTACCGAGTGGATGGATGAATGTCGCCGCGAACCATTCAAAACCCGCGAAGGCAGAGAAATCACGGGACCGTGGCAGTCGCATCCCAAACGGATGTTACGGCATAAAGCCATGATTCAGTGTGCCCGTCTCGCCTTCGGATTTGCTGGTATCTATGACAAGGATGAAGCCGAGCGCATTGTTGAAAATACTGCATACACTGCAGAACGTCAGCCGGAACGCGACATCACTCCGGTTAACGATGAAACCATGCAGGAGATTAACACTCTGCTGATCGCCCTGGATAAAACATGGGATGACGACTTATTGCCGCTCTGTTCCCAGATATTTCGCCGCGACATTCGCGCATCGTCAGAACTGACACAGGCCGAAGCAGTGAAAGCTCTTGGATTCCTGAAACAGAAAGCCACTGAGCAGAAGGTGGCAGCATGACACCGGACATTATCCTGCAGCGTACCGGGATCGACGTGAGAGCTGTCGAACAGGGGGATGATGCATGGCACAAATTACGGCTCGGCGTCATCACCGCTTCAGAAGTTCACAACATGATAGCAAAGCCCCGCTCAGGAAAGAAGTGGCCTGACATGAAAATGTCCTACTTCCACACCCTGCTGGCTGAGGTTTGCACCGGTGTGGCTCCGGAAGTTAATGCTAAGGCGCTGGCATGGGGAAAACAGTACGAGAACGACGCCAGAACTCTGTTTGAATTCACTTCCGGCGTGAATGTTACTGAATCCCCGATCATCTATCGCGACGAAAGTATGCGCACCGCCTGCTCTCCCGATGGTTTATGCAGTGACGGCAATGGCCTTGAGCTGAAATGCCCGTTTACCTCCCGGGATTTCATGAAGTTCCGGCTCGGTGGTTTCGAGGCCATAAAGTCGGCTTACATGGCCCAGGTGCAGTACAGCATGTGGGTGACACGAAAAGATGCCTGGTACTTTGCCAACTATGACCCGCGTATGAAGCGTGAAGGACTGCATTATGTCGTGGTTGAGCGGGATGAAAAGTACATGGCGAGTTTTGACGAGATGGTGCCGGAGTTCATCGAAAAAATGGACGAGGCACTGGCTGAAATTGGTTTTGTATTTGGGGAGCAATGGCGATGAAGCATCCTCACGATAATATCCGGGTAGGCGCAATCACTTTCGTCTACTCCGTTACAAAGCGAGGCTGGGTATTTCCCGGCCTTTCTGTTATCCGAAATCCCCTGAAAGCACAGCGGCTGGCTGAGGAGATAAATAATAAACGGGGGGCTGTATGACTGATTTCACCGGAAGCAATACTCCTGCCGAACATCGCGACAGCTGGCGCACACCACCAGAGATTTTTGCTGCGCTTAATGCAGAGTTCGTTTTTCAACTTGATGCTGCAGCCAGCGAAAAAAACCGACTATGTCGGCTTTTTATCTCACAGGAGCAGAACACATTAACCACTTCATGGCCTGAAGCAATGGGATATGCCTCTGGTTATGTCTGGTTGAATCCACCATACAGCAATATTTCCCCTTTTGTGAAAAAGGCAGCCACTGAAAACAAATTCAGTAGTGTGGGATGTGTAATGTTATTGCCTGCTGACACATCTGTCGGATGGTTTCATGAAGCGATACAAACCGCCAGTGAGGTCAGATTCATCACGGCAGGACGACTGGCATTTATTAACCCACTCACCGGGAAACCCGTCAGTGGAAATAATAAAGGCTCGATGCTCATTATCTGGCACCCATACCCCCGTACACACTGCCACTTTACGACCGTTGATCGTGGAGAGTTGATGGCGTTCGGCTCAAGGATTCTTGCCCGTCGGGAGGCTGCATGACAACCACGGAATGCATTTTTCTGGCAGCGGGCTTCATATTCTGTGTGCTTATGCTTGCCGACATGGGACTTGTTCAATGACACCTCAGCAGGAAAACGCCCTTCGCAGCATTGCCCGTCAGGCTAATTCTGAAATCAAAAAAGCCAGACAGCAGTTTCCGGATAAAAACGTCGATGACATTTGCCGTAGCGTACTGAAGAAGCACCGCGAAACGGTAACGCTGATGGGATTCACACCGACTCATTTAAGCCTGGCGATCGGCATGTTAAACGGCGTCTTTAAGGAGCGATGAACATGAAAAGCAAAATCATCAGGGAGCTACAGGCTCCTTTTTTATTATTCGCATTCACCCTCAAGCGTATTAACCAACAATTCAGGGATTAATGGAAGATGGCAGACATCATTGATTCAGCATCAGAAATCGAAGAATTACAGCGCAATACAGCAATAAAAAATGCGTCGTCTGAACCACCAGGCTATATCTGCCACTCATTGTTGTGAGTGTGGCGACCCCATAGATGAACGAAGACGCCTGGCCGTTCAGGGTTGTCGGACTTGTGCAAGTTGCCAGGAGGATCTGGAGCTTATCAGTAAACAGAGAGGTTCGAAGTGAGCGAAATTAACTCTCAGGCACTGCGTGAAGCGGCAGAGCAGGCAATGCATGACGACTGGGGATTTGATGCGGACCTTTTCCATGAGCTGGTAACACCATCGATTGTGCTGGCACTGCTGGATGAACGGGAAAGAAACCAGCAATACATCAAACGCCGCGACCAGGAGAACGAGGATATTGCGCTAACGGTTGGGAAACTGCGAGTTGAGCTGGGAGCAGCAAAAAAACGCATTGCGGAACTGGAAACAAAAGCGAACCAGCAAACCAGAATAAGCGATAAGAACCTGACCAAGCTGATTGCCGATGCTGACAAAATGCTGGGTATGCGTTCGCCGGTTGTAGACAGCGAGTGGTGGACGCTCTTACGGCAGTTCCTGATTGAACTTCAGGATCGCCGCAAAAACAGCATTTCTGAATCTGGAATCCGTGCTGAAACCCTGAACGATTTAATCCGACATATTGACAGAAACGTGGATATTGATGCGATGAAATCGCCGTTTGAACTGTCATCTGAAATTGTGGATTACGTTAATAAGCAATTGCACAAGGAGAGTGCGTAATGCAGGTGGCATTTGTTGGCTTATTACCACATCCGATCCGTTTTTGGCTGTCACAGTCACTCATAAAGCCGCATGGTTTTACTGATGGCAACGGCATCACGGCCCCGAAGCGTCGTACAGGTATTGCAGCTGCACGACGTGCAGCAAAGAAACGCAGGAGAGCAAAACGATGAAAAACCGTAAGGCAAAACGACTTTTTTTTACAGCGACCTGTGCGTGTGGTGGAGCTGGTTATTAGCAACCATAAGATAGCGGTACTCCATCCATTTGGTCAGGTGGCTTTTGCCGCAAAGCGTAAGCCTACCGCGTCACAGAACAGGCGGAAGAAAGGGTACGCAGTAAGATGAAAAACCGTAAGGCAAAAATTCTGTTAGCTCGCAGAAACGGCTTTGATGTCTGGCGGTGGGTGAGGATTAGTAACAGACGGTTGAGGTTGACGGGGGTTTTTGGGGGTGATGGGTCACAGTTGTTGCAAAAAGCCCAGCACGGCGCAAAACCGCTGGAAAAACCACTTGCGCACTAAAGGAGACTGATATGGCTATTGCCGCAAGTTACACCATGCATCTCTATTGTGATTGTCGCCAGTGTACAGATGGTAAATATAAGTCGCCAGACTTCGGTGAGTATATCGGTACGTCATGGGCTGGCTGTGCAAAAGAGGCCCGTACAGACGGGTGGCGAATAAGCAAAGACAAAACGCGTGCTTTTGCGCCCGGGCATAAAGTTTTGAGGATTAACAAATGACACTAATTGAGATGGATGGTTTTCTGAAAGGTAAATGCATACCACGTGATTTAAAGGTTAACGAAACAAACGCTGAATATCTTGTTCGTAAATTCGGTGAACTTGAAGCTAAATGCGAGGCTCTGGCGGCTGAAAATGCTGGGCTTAAGGCCTTCAAAACCACCGTATATCAGCAGATGGGCGTCGGATGTGATGCTCCTGAATTCTCCATTGCGGTAGGTTTGAGTAATTTACGCCGTTTTGCTGACACACTCCACGCCATTGAGCGTGAGTTCTTTACCAAAGAGCTACCTGATGAAGAACACGAAGGCGAAACATTCAACGAATGCCCACTTAGCTGGGGAATGAGCGTTGAGCAGTACGTTTCCGAGTTCCGCAAATGCCTGGCTGAAGTACGGGCGCAGGGGGTGGAGATGTTTGCACAGAAATGTAACTCAAAATCCGAACAGTCGCTTGCATCTGATATACGCGACAACTGAAAAAACTCTAACTCGGTGGCCAGTTTTGGTTGACCACTTCAACGTTGACCTGGCCGCCAGCGGCGTTGCCTACAAAGAGCGGATGAATATACCGGTAATTGCAGAACAGGTAGCCCGTGAGCAACCGGAGAACTTGCACACCTATTTCATGGAACGGCTACGATACTGGCCGGCGTTGAATTAATCCACATGATGCGCAAGGGGCAATATCAGCATCCTCAGGGTGATGGATTGTCACCCACAGAACAATTTTATCTGCTGACTTTCCACCGTTAACGCGACACAACCTTAATATGCCACAAAGGTTTTTGTTAACGAGCTGCATCTTTTTCTTTTCTGGGTGATGATTGTTTTATAATAAACAAATAACAACATTTATTCTTGTGAAAGTAATAATATCTCTTTGGTGATCGAATTTATTGATCGCATTTCAATTAAACAAATAAGGAGTTTTTTATGCCAAAAATTACCGGTGTTCTAGTGAGCCACCATGTGTTCGATATAAAAAAAAGACATGGCTAATGGTTCATTCCCGAAAACATTATTTCCAGGTGCGACATTTCAGATGGTGGTTGACAATGATGTTGTCAATAATAATACGTTGGACTGGAGTGTTGTCACCAATGCGGGAGACAATTCGCTGACTGTAAATCAGGACGGCGTGGTGTCATTTTCAAATGATATTGATGAAAGTTGCATTGGTAAAACATTTGTTATTTTTGCGAAGGATAAAGCCACAGGGAAAAATGTGTCATCTTATTTAATTAAACCTTATCGCTTCTTTAAACCTCGTACCGCAACGTCGGACAGATTTTACGATGCATTGTTTTGGATTGAGGATAAAAAAGGGACTGTCCCGGCACGACGCGATATCAATAATGTCCCTTTCGATGAACTGACGGGAGAAATGTTTCATGATGTAAAACGTGAAGTGAATTCCGGGCTTTTTCAGGAATGGGGATTTTTACTGTTTAGTGGGTGGACTAATCCTGTACGTGGTGATATTGGTAGTCTCGAATCAGAAATTTTCACTTTAGAAAATGACAGTATATTTATATCGACAGTCAACTCCCTCCCATACTCCAGAGATCTCCATGATGATATGGACTCCCAGTCTGCACAGGCTGTAGCGTTTTACGGGGAATCTGTTGTTTCCTGATGTTTTAATGAGTTTTTAATAGTCTCCGTCTTTTTAATTTAAAGAGACGGAGATTATCGGCTCTGCAACGTGAAGCTCAGGAACAAAGGTTGTGTCGCGTTAACGGTGGAAAGTCAGCAAAAGTTGTATTGCTGGCTTTTCATGCAGCCAGCAGATAAATTGTTCCGCGGGTGACAGCCATTACCGCGAAGGCATATTGCAAGGGGCGTTGCTTGTGGTCGATTCCTCACTCACTCCAGTTGATGGTTCGCTGCTTGTATGTGCTTATCGCATAAAGAGATATCGGAAGCATCCGCGCCGCTATGATTGTCTTTCTCCTGATGCAGGAAAAGCAGAATGGCTAAATCAGCAGCAGAGCGCAAAGCCGATCAGAGGGCCAAGCAAGCATCATCCGGTATGCGTAAGCTGGAGCTTGTACTTGATGCTCAGGAAATTGAAATGCTGGAGCGTAACTGTGCCACGCGTCGCTTCAGGCGTGCGCCTTACGAGTTTGGTGAGTACATCGCGTTACTGAGCCGCCAAGATGATGCACGTGTGCGCTGGCGTATAAAATCGATCAGCAGAAAACGTTGCGGTAAGTGCGGCGAGAGAGTTCCTGTTAATTCATGCCCGTGTAATGGTGACTCACAATGCTGGGTGACCAAAGGCTGGCACGAAACAAAATTAATGATATAAATCTCTGTGACATGTCACGGAGGCGGCAATGAAATTAGACCAGCAATATCTAAAAGATCTACTTATCGCATTCGAAAAAACTCATGGCCCTGACACGATGCTTAGTGAACTAGAGGATAATGGCTTTAATAGATATGACCAAAATTTTATTTTCCATATGCGATTATTATGTGACTACGAATTAATAGTCAGGGTTGATGGAAAACCTGGGTTCGGTCATATAATGTCCAAAGCGTTAGGGGAAGGTGTTGGATATAGTTGGATCGAAGTACCACTGAGGTTGACAGCAAGAGGGCATGACTTTATTGCTGACTTACGTCAAAAGGAGGTCTGGCAAGCTATAAAAACAAACTTTAAGGATGAGGGAATTAGTACACTTATGAGTGTTTCAAAATCACTAGCAAAAGGCTTTGCAAGGAAAAAGATAAAAGATATTACAGGAATAGATATTGAATAATTCTTAGCATCAAGCAACTACTGCCTTTGGTGGAAATTATATCTGAACTCGCTACGGCGAGTTTTGTTTTATGGAGATGATAAATGCACTTCCGAGTCACAGGTGAATGGAATGGAGAACTATTCAACAGAGTTATCGAAGCAGAGAACATCAATGACTGCTATGACCACTGGATGATATGGGCGCAGATAGCACATGCAGACGTAACCAATATTCGAATTGAAGAACTGAAAGAACACCAAGCCGCCTGATGGCGGTTTTTTCTTGCGTGTAATTGCGGAGACTTTGCGATGTACTTGACACTTCAGGAGTGGAACGCACGCCAGCGGCGCCCAAGAAGCCTTGAAACAGTTCGTCGATGGGTACGCGAGTGCAGGATATTCCCACCACCGATTAAGGACGGAAGAGAGTATTTGTTCCACGAATCAGCGGTAAAGGTTGACTTAAATCGACCAGTAACAGGTAGCCTTTTGAAGAGGATCAAAAATGGGAAGAAGGCGAAGTCATGAGCGCCGGGATTTACCCCCTAATCTTTATATAAGAAACAATGGATATTACTGCTACAGGGATCCAAGGACGGGTAAAGAGTTTGGATTAGGCCGAGACAGGAGGATAGCAATCACTGAAGCTATACAGGCCAACATTGAGTTATTTTCAGGACACAAACACAAGCCTCTGACAGCGAGAATCAACAGTGATAATTCTGTTACGTTACATTCATGGCTTGATCGCTACGAAAAAATCCTCGCCAGCAGAGGAATCAAGCAGAAGACTCTCATAAATTACATGAGCAAAATTAAAGCAATAAGGAGGGGTCTGCCTGATGCTCCACTTGAAGACATCACCACAAAAGAAATTGCGGCAATGCTCAATGGATACATAGACGAGGGCAAGGCGGCGTCAGCCAAGTTAATCAGATCAACACTGAGCGATGCATTCCGAGAGGCAATAGCTGAAGGCCATATAACAACAAACCCGGTCGCTGCCACTCGCGCAGCAAAATCAGAGGTAAGGAGATCAAGACTTACGGCTGACGAATACCTGAAAATTTATCAAGCAGCAGAATCATCACCATGTTGGCTCAGACTTGCAATGGAACTGGCTGTTGTTACCGGGCAGCGAGTTGGTGATTTATGCGAAATGAAGTGGTCTGATATCGTAGATGGATATCTTTATGTCGAGCAAAGCAAAACAGGCGTAAAAATTGCCATCCCTACAACATTGCATGTTGATGCTCTCGGGATATCAATGAAGGAAACACTTGATAAATGCAAAGAGATTCTTGGCGGAGAAACCATAATTGCATCTACTCGTCGTGAACCGCTTTCATCCGGCACAGTATCAAGGTATTTTATGCGCGCACGAAAAGCATCAGGTCTTTCCTTCGAAGGGGATCCGCCAACCTTTCACGAGTTGCGCAGTTTGTCTGCAAGACTCTATGAGAAGCAGATAAGCGATAAATTTGCTCAACATCTTCTCGGGCATAAGTCGGACACCATGGCATCACAGTATCGTGATGACAGAGGCAGGGAGTGGGACAAAATTGAAATCAAATAATGATTTTATTTTGACTGATAGTGACCTGTTCGTTGCAACAAATTGATAAGCAATGCTTTTTTATAATGCCAACTTAGTATAAAAAAGCAGGCTTCAACGGATTCATTTTTTCCATTTTAAAGCCCGGAGCAACCTGTGAACACATTTTCAGTTTCCCGTCTGGCGCTGGCACTGGCTTTTGGCGTGACGCTGACCGCCTGTAGCTCAACACCGCCCGATCAACGTCCTTCTGATCAAACCGCGCCTGGTACCTCTTCTCGCCCGATTCTGTCGGCAAAAGAAGCGCAGAATTTCGATGCTCAACACTATTTTGCATCCCTGACACCAGGTGCTGCAGCGTGGAATCCTTCCCCGATTACCCTGCCTGCGCAACCTGACTTTGTTGTCGGCCCGGCGGGTACCCAAGGTGTAACGCATACCACGATTCAGGCAGCGGTGGATGCGGCAATTATCAAGCGTACCAACAAGCGCCAGTATATTGCCGTGATGCCTGGTGAGTATGAAGGCACGGTCTATGTCCCTGCCGCTCCGGGTGGAATTACTCTGTACGGTACAGGTGAAAAACCGATTGATGTGAAGATTGGGCTTTCCCTTGATGGGAGCATGAGCCCTGCCGACTGGCGTCACGACGTCAACCCGCGCGGCAAATATATGCCAGGTAAACCAGCGTGGTACATGTACGATAGCTGCCAGAGCAAACGCAGCGACAGTATTGGCGTGCTCTGTTCTGCGGTTTTCTGGTCACAAAACAATGGCCTGCAACTGCAAAACCTAACCATCGAAAACACGCTGGGCGATAGCGTAGATGCGGGTAACCATCCGGCGGTGGCGCTGCGTACTGATGGCGACAAAGTGCAGATCAATAACGTCAACATTCTCGGTCGTCAGAACACCTTCTTTGTCACCAACAGTGGTGTGCAAAACCGTCTGGAAACCAATCGTCAACCGCGTACTCTGGTGACGAATAGCTACATTGAAGGGGATGTGGATATCGTTTCTGGTCGCGGCGCGGTGGTGTTCGATAACACCGAATTCCGCGTGGTGAACTCCCGTACCCAGCAAGAAGCGTACGTGTTTGCACCGGCTACACTGTCTAACATCTATTACGGTTTCCTCGCCGTAAACAGCCGTTTCAATGCTTCCGGTGATGGCGTGGCGCAACTGGGCCGCTCGCTGGATGTTGATGCCAATACCAACGGTCAGGTGGTGATCCGTGATAGCGCCATCAACGAAGGTTTTAACACGGCTAAACCGTGGGCCGATGCGGTGATTTCCAATCGTCCATTTGCGGGTAATACCGGCAGCGTTGACGATAGCGACGAAGTACAGCGCAATCTGAATGACACTAACTACAACCGCATGTGGGAATACAATAACCGCGGCGTGGGTAGCAAAGTGGTTGCAGAAGCGAAGAAGTAATACGTTTAAAATTACCGGATGGTGATGTGTATACATCTCATCCGGAATTATAAAGTCATGAAAGTCAATATTAACATCATGACAAATAAAACCGCTGCAATTTTTATCGATAACGGAAAGAAAATAACTTTAGCGTTTTTCTTATTTCGCTCCAATACACTAATTAATCTTTTTTTAGCATCTGTTTCAGGAAAATTTATCCCTTCCGCTTTAGTCTCCCACTCCAGTTCATTTTTGCTGGTCGTCGCATAAACATATTTTTTCCCTTTCAAATAAAACTGAATAAATACCCTGACGTTATTTCCTGCAGAAAATTTTTTTAATGAGTATGGGACATCCACATTTTCAATCACAATCCCTTTGTCTGAAATTTCGATAGCTTTGATAAAAAAATAGGGTATTAGCAAACCACTAATGCCAACCATTAATCCACTTCCAAGCAACCATGCCATCAGATTATCCATACCTGTTAAAAAGTGTATATTATTTTCAGTTACGACTTGACAATTGCGAATAAAACCGATAAAAAATGAAAATGCCATTATACACAAACTGCTGGTGAAAATTTTTATAGGTAAAGATACCGGCTGCATAACTAAATAGCTATTTTCAATTTTACACGCTTTAGATAAAGACTTCATTTTTATCAGAAATAGAATCTGCAATAATGATAAAAAGAATAAATACATACCCCACTTCAT